CAACAGAGGCGGCTAATGCCGCTGCCGTCAATGCTGTTGCGGCAATAGTTGTAGCGTTGAATCCATTCATCAATGGATTAACTGACGCTAACAAATTATCTAAAGCAACTTTTGCCGCAATTTCAGCTTCAGTTAATTTGTTTCTTGCAATTTGTGCAGGATCTTGTTCTGTCTTTGCACCAGTTGTTCCATCTTTTGGTGAACCTATATCAGCTGCCGCTTTTTTACCTGCCGCATCTATGTCTTTACCAACTTTACTCATAGCAAAGCCAACACCATTTCCAGCAAGACCAAAGGCTTTAGCAGTAGTTTCACTATATGCACCTGCCTGGCTTAAACTCCTGACATTATTTTGTACACCATTAGTGTAATCTTTTTGATACTCTAACGTTACATCTTGTCCTTCTTTTAATTTTTGTAAGAATTTTGCTTGGTCTATACCCAAACGTTCTTGTACAGCATTATCTTTAGTAACTGCTTCAGTTGCAATCAATGATTGAACTGCTAAAATTTGTTGTTGATCACCGGTTGCAATTGCAGCCTGTAGAAATTTATCATTAGCTTCTACTTGTCTTCGTAATTGTGCGGCTTTGACTGTATCACCGGCAGCTTCTGCATCAGCCGCTTCTAATGACAATGATGATTGTTTAATCCTAAACTGAAATTGAGTTTGTTCAACTGCAATCTTGTCTTTTAATTCTTTGGTACTCTTACCAGTTAATGCACTTAATTGTAATAAATTTTCTGTGTACTCTAGTGATGCTCGTTTTAATGATCCATCACGTTTCATTTGTTCAGTAATTACAACACCGCTAGCTTGTAAATTTCTAACATACTCACCTTGATTTTCAGCTAATTGTTCTTGTGATACACCCAATCGTTGAAATGCTTGTCGTTGTTCACTAGTTACAGAAGTAAGTTTAGCAAACTCTGCTACACCTTCACCTGCTGTATTTCCTAAACTTATTACACCTGATCCAGCAGTCTTAACTGCTTTGGTAAATACTGAAAGATTTTCAGAGTTAAGCCCCATGCTCGTACCCATTCTACGAACTTCTTCAGCACTGAATGCTCCTGCACTACCCATTTCAGATAATTCATCAGTTGCCTTTAATACATTATCTGCTTGCTTTAATGCCGCTCCTGCAACTTTAGTTACACCAAGCATTAGTGCTCCAGCAGCCATTCCAAGAACACCAAAGTTTTTGCTTAGTGCCCAGGCTGCGGATCCTGCACTATCTAATCCTGCACTAAATTTACTAAAGCCTTGTTCTGCGCTTAAAAATGCTTTACCTAATGAAACAACTGATGCAGTTGCCTGTGTCTCTGCTTTAGCTTGATTTCCTGCTGCAATTTCTGCTTGCCTTCTTGCTAATATTTCTGCTTGTATAGCAGGATGCATATCGTCAAATGCTTTTTTATTTTTAGCAAGTGTTGAATTCAGTATGGTTGTATTACCGGTAAGACTGGACATGACAGATGCAAGTTCAGTCATGGATTCAATCAGTTGTCGATTTATTTCGTCTTGTGTCATAGTCTATACCAATAATTTTAGGGTGCTTTTGTAGCCAATAAATAGTTACTATATATTTAGTATTGGGTGAAAACCCTTTTTTTATCAAGGAAAAACATGATCGCAACAAACAATCCATTAAAGCAGTATTTTCGTAGACCGGCAATTTATTTAAGATTACCCAGCGGTGGAACAGGATATCCCCCAGGCGTAGTTAATTTACCTGAATCAGGTGAATTGCCAATATACCCAATGACTGCAATTGATGAAATTACAAGTAAAACACCAGACGCATTGTTTAGTGGAACTGCTATTGTAGAATTAATTAAAAGTTGCATACCTGATATAAAAGACCCTTGGTCTATCAATAGCACAGATTTAGATGCTATCTTAGTAGCTATTAAATCAGCAACACAAGGAAATGATTTTGAAATTGAATCATCTTGTACAGCTTGTGGTGAAGCTGCTACATATGGCGTTAACCTAATAGGAATCTTAACAGGATTAAAACCAGGAGACTATTCCAAAGAATTAGAAATTGGTGATTTGAAAATTAAATTCAGACCTTTATTGTATAAAGAAATGAATGATGCAGCCAAAACACAATTTGAAATTCAAAAGATATTTTCTAACTTAGAAGAATTACCTGAAGAAGAAAGAAATATAAAAACTCAAGAAGCTATAAAAAGCATAACTGAGATTACTATGCAATTGTTATCTAAAACGATTGAGTATATTGAAACCCCTGGCTCACAAGTAGCAGAAAAAGCATTCATTTTAGACTTTTTGCATAATTGCGATAAGAACTCATATACCACAATTCGTGATTATCATGCAAAACTAAAAGAACAAACTGATATTAAACCATTAAAAATTAAATGCATACACTGTCAAGTAGAATATGAACAACCATTCATATTGAATGCATCTGATTTTTTCGGATGAGGCTTCTACACCTTGACCACGAGGGTGTAAGTAAGCTGATAGAGGGAATGGAAAAAGAATGTATTGAGTTAAAGAGAAGTGCGTTGTCTTTAACTTGGTACATGCGTGGTGGCGTTTCATATGAAGATGTACTAAACATGTCCATTGAGGAAAGAAAACTCATCAATGAACTAATAGAAGAAAATCTTGAAACAACTAAGAAGACGCAATTGCCATTCTTTTAATACGTGGAACAATAGACGCAACTATTCATTTATACTTCATTCGGGTTTATCTTTAAAGACAAACTTCGTTTGTCTAAGAACTCACTTCGTTCGTTCTTAATTTTACGGTTATCTATTGTTTTTAGATTATAATATATAAGGGATATATTGCCGCTTGGAGAGCCATGGTAGTGCTATTCAGCACTACCAGTGGTAAAGGGAATTTGCCATGCCCATCGTCCATTGTTATCTTTTCCCCGTTTAATTGCCTATTTCTGACACTAAACGCTACCGGTTGCTCTGTAAAGTTTACGGGACTGTAGTGAAGCTATTGTTTTTTTTAACAATTCTTCAGCAACGCACATTCTATAACTTAAAGATAAAGTTGTTATAGACTTGTTGAAGGTTCGCTTTGTCGATTGCCTTCTCGGTATACCCATGAATATTACTATTCATGCTTGCTCCAGATCCGTCAGCACAGCACAATCTGTACAAACTCAAGGAGGACTGTCAAACACAGTCAACAAATTTTTATGTATTAATAGTTAAAATTGTATTTTCAATTGATTTTGACGTGGTGTCTATTGAGCCTGAATATGTTTTCAGAAGATTTGTATTGAAATTAAAGAAACTGTCAAATTCCATTATGATCCAATCACCGTGTTTAGACGATGTGTAATACATGAAATTGTCAGTCACCCATGTTAGTTTGCTTTGTACTGCAACATAGCGACCCTTACGATTAAACTTCATAAAAAGAACGTTTAAATCTTCGGGATCGGCTACATCCATGAGTTGTTCTAGCCAGCCATCAATTACTTTGCATTCACCTGAAAGTAATAAATGAAACGGAAAATCAGCATAGAATTTACATTCAACATTTAATTTAGAAAAGGTTTCTCCGGGAACAATGTCCCCTTTAAAACTTCTAATCTGTCCTTCATGTAAGAATTGTGTTCTTGATTGATTTTTACCACCTACATAAGCACCTGATCCAGGAGCACGGATAAAACTTTCTCCGTACTTCTCTGATAGATATTTTGCGATTTCTCGTTCGAAACCTGAACCTTTTGCTTTTTGTGGACTTGGCATACTCATACTTATCTATTATTTCAGATATAAAATTATTCTATATCTACCGCTGTACTGTATGTTGTAAAGCCATTTTCTTTAATTACTTTTAGAACACTGGGTACACGACCTGCTAATTCTTCTCTATGGCTAACTAACCAAATAGATTTATGTCTTCTACGTGACATGTCTTTAAGAATAGCAATAGCATTTTCAACACCCATAGTGTCTAATCCGCTATCAATTAATTCATCAATAAACAATGTATTGATTGGGCTATATAAGTTTTCCCAAACATCACGGAAAGCAAAACTCAAGCCTAAGATTAAACGATTACGTTCACCTCGACTTAAATTATCAAAGTCAAGTTCACGACCCAATTCAGTAATTTCTACTTCTAGGTCATTTTTAAATACCACTTGATGCGGCAACCCAATACTATCTAAGTAATGTGTTAATCGTGCATTCAAGTATGACAAATTCTGGTCAATAATCTTTTTACGAACAAAACTATCTTTACTTGTTAGTACATCTAACAAGAATTTTTGATGTTCCATTGTTTTTGTTAGTTTGTTAATAGCATCAAAATCAGTAGATTGTAAAGCATTCTTTTCCATCTCAACGACTTGTTCATTGTATGGGTCAGATTCAGCAGCCTTTGTTTCAATGTTATGTAACAAACCAGATACTTTACTACGATGTTCAATCGCTTGTGCTTCTGTATCATAATGTGTACTTGGCATAATACCCACTTCAACTTCAGTTAATTCTATAAGTTGTTCTGCGTATGGGTCAACTTCTTGTTCTTTTTCAAGAATTTTTGTACGAATATTTTCTAATTCACTACCATGACGTATTGCTTCTGCTTCTGTACTGTAATGTGTCTTTGGTTTTTTATCTGCAACAATGATAACTTTATCGTTTTGTTCGTTCCATTGTTTAAGTAAAGACGTTACATGAACATTTGCTTCAATCAACATATGTTCTTTATCTTGCAATACTTTGGTATGTTGCTCATCGTGAAAATCTTGTCCACAGGCATAACAAGTATGGTCACGTAGTGTAGCGACCTCTGTTTCAAGTTTTTTAATTAACTTGTTTTCTTTGTCAATATCTTTTTGTAAACGTGCAAGTTCCTTATCACGTTCAGCCAACTCAACAGTTTTAATATTATATTCGGCTAGGGCTCTATGTGCTGATATTTCTTCAACAATGTCAATGTGTTGCATTTTAAATATAGCATGTTCTAAATCACCTATATCTTTTTCTTGTTTTTGTTTCCAAGCAACTTGTCTAGCCAATAGTGCATTGTATGTGTCTTGTTGTTTTTTCTTTTGATTCCAAATTACTAATTCTTTGTGTGCTACTAATTCACTATCAATGTCAATTTTTGAAAGGTCATCATACTGTGCTACCAATGCAGCCAAATCACTTTCGTGTTTTTTACTCCATAGTACTTGTCTACGTTTTAAACTTTCAATTTGTTCTTTCACTCTTTTATTGGCTTCTTCTACTGCCTTAACTTTAAATTCTTCTTGTTGAATACCATCTTTGGTATTCTTCAACATTGTTTTAATAATTTCAGCTTTTTCAGATAATAGTGTAATACCCAATAACTGTTCAATAATTTCACGTTGTTCGTTTGCCTTTAGTGACAAGAATGGTTCACTATACGTATTCAATGCTACGATATGCCTAAACATACTACTAGACATATTCAATACTCGGTCAATTGCTTGTTGAGTTTCTTTATTCTCACCCTGAGCATCATCTAAAGTTTTTTGTAAATCATTATTCACATAGAACCGTAGGATATTTGGTTTACGACCTCGCTCAATTTTATATTCAATGCCATGCACACTAAACTCAAGTGTGACCATCATGCCCTTACCGTTTGTACGATTAACTAAATTATCTTTTCTAATTGAGTTAATGGGCACACCAAACAATGCATAACTAAGTCCTTGAATAAGACTGGTCTTACCCGTACCGTTACGTGCGCCGTCGCTACCTAAATCTAAGTTCTCACCTAGAATAAGTGTTAATTCTTTTTTGTCAAAGTCAACTGCTTGTGTTACTTGTCCAATGGATAGGAAATTACGTAATGTAATATTTTTTAGTATAATCATATTTTAAAATTTAGAGAACCATTCAACTACTTGGTCATAATTTGTGAAAACATCACGTTTATAATCAGGTAGTTTTTCAGTACGATGTTCAATCGTTACATTATATAGGTTTAATGCAGGTATATCAAAAGGAAAGGACATGTCCTCATAATATAATGTGTAATTTTCGTAGGGTATAGAATATTCATTCCATAAGTAATCTTCATGTTCTTTCCTATGCATAAACTTAACAACACTTGTTAAATTTATTTTTATTCGCTTTTTGGTAAAATCATAAAATGATTCAATATCTTGAGTTGGTACGTCTTTTTCTATATTACGAAAACTATTACCAATATGATATACAGCTACTTCACTTAAAAATTGTTCACATTTATTTTTTCTAGTACATCTAAACACAAAGGGATTATTATATCTATCTAGTTCTTTTAATTTTTCAAACATATGTGTGTTTAATAGTAACTTGTGATTAGGTACATTATTCCAAGTAAGTTGACCGTTTACGGTTTCTGTTGGTAAATTATCAACAAAACAAAAATCCCGATTTAATATATCAGCTAGGTATTTTGTCACACTAGTGCTACCCGATCGGGGCTCTCTAAACATCCATATATCTCTCATAAATTATTTTAATTTTCTAAAAAAACTGTCTTTGGCTAACGTTTCAGCCTTCAGTGTTCGTTCTAGTATACCTTCTAATTTGAGTTTAACACTGACTAAACTCTTTTGTTCTCTTAAGCTACCCAAATAAGAATGAGTATTAGTTAACTCAGATAAAGCAATGCCCAAATGTTTGTTTACTTTTATCAAAGATTCTAATTCTCTAACTTCTCTAGGTGACTTCATAATATCCCAAGTTCTTTGCGAATTCTAAAATTGTTGGCGCTTCGTTTAATCCATCTTCATCTGTAAATATGGGATTTTCTAAGGTAGTGTATCCGTCATAGTATGAGATAAACCATGCAGGTTTGGCATAACTTTTACAAGGAGTCGCTTGTCCTACTCGTTTACCATTAACAAACGGTTGTCTATTGATACTCATTAAGTATTTGCTGACTTTGTTCATAGGTTGTTATAAATCTCTAATAGAATCTTTTTGTCAAAGGTCGTACTTTCAATGCTATTGATTTGGTCAATAACAATTTGATCTACAGATTCAAATTTAAGTCCGTCGTTCCCTTGTTGTTCTACTTGTTCTACTTTCATAGGTATCAATGTCATTTCACGTAATTTATGTTCTGGAATAAAAGTTTCACGTAAGAAGTTAGCCTCTTCATATGAAATATCAATATCAAGATGTACCCTAACATGACTGTCAATTAATAACAATCCTTCGGGATTTTCTAAGATATCACTAAGTTTGTGTAGTCTAAAGATAGGTTGTCTTGGCCATGAATGAAATACAGGATCTTGACCCCATTCTAATATCATCATGCCACGTGCATCATCACCTGCGTCAGCATAGTTATGTGGGAATGCATTTCCAATATACCAAATATTTTTACTTGCTTGACGTTTATGAAAGTGACCACTAAACACTTGATCAAATTGTTTCATATGATTGGTAGATATCTCTCCGTGATCGGGCATCTCTACCATTGCATTCATATAGAAGTGTGGCAATTCAAAATGACCAAACAAATACTTGCCTGACATTTTTTGAACTTTTTTGTAATCATCACCCACTAACCAAGGAGCAATACAAACATCACCTTCGTCAAAAAAATCATTTATGATTCTAACATTAGGTAAATGTTTAGCCCATTCAACACTATGAATATCTCGGCGATCACGATAATAAAGATCGTGATTACCTGGGATAAAATATACTTGATCAAACGCCGCACTTAATTTTTCTAATGCTTGCAGTCCAAACTGTAATGTATGAATGTTAATACTTGCACGATGATGATTATAATCACCCAGAAAGAAACAGGTTTCGCAATTTTCTGATTTTGCTTTGGTAATAAACCAATCAACAAAGTTAGCACAATCTTGATTGTGAACTAAACTGTTTGATTTTAAACCAAAATGAATGTCTGTGAAAACTGCGGCTTTTTTAAATAGGTTACTCATGTGTTTATTATATAGGAAGAGGGACTACTAAAGCAATCCCTCTGGTTAAATTAAAATTATTCTTCGTAAACCATTGCCCCACCAGAGCCAGCACCTTGACGTGACCAACTTGGATTAAGACCATTGATTTCCAAAATGTCATCACGAATGTTTTGATTACGCTTTTCAGTATTTAGGACACGACAGAAACTATTTGTAATAGCTGCGGTGTAGTAAGCGAATGGGTTAGCTGATTTTGCTTCATTGAAACGTAACCCAACATAGGTAAGTTGAAGAATGGCACTGTTACGCATTTCATCATTGTAAGTATACCCACGCCAATTAAACTTCATTGCATATTTTTCACACATCATAATATACATACGGGCAAGTTTATTTGTAATTTGTCCGTGATCTTTACTAAATGAACCATTTTCTAAATCACCGTGCCAATGACTTTTCCCTACGCAATAGAATGTATTGTTACTATCAATTTTGTAATGTTGGAATGGCGGGAAATTAACTTTGACATGAACCATATCGTCAACTTCTGCTTTAGTAGTTACATCTTCTAAGTCAGCAAAAATCTCATCTGGGTCAACTTCTTCAAATTCAAAGATATCTTTTGCTGTTTTCTTTTTAACTGTTTTGCGTGGTTGTTTCGGCGCAACCGGAACATGATCCCAAGTCATTACACGAAATACTAAATCAGTAATTGGTATACCTAAAGGATCAGTTGTTCCTTTAGGTAACTCTAATTCTATGTCTAATCTTAACGCTCTGGTTTCTCTTGCTTGCTGTATAGTCTCAGGTTTAAAAGCATATTCCAAACTATGTTCCATAGTATCTTGTGGCATATCTACGATGAAATCATATCTATGATATTCAGGCTTTGAAAAATAGCAGTAAGTTGTTTTGCTTTCGTGTATCTCTTTTAAGATATCTTTGTTGTTTAAGTAATTGACGGGTTTTCTTGATGGTAAACTCATGGGGTCCTTGTTGTTATCATACTGGTCATTTTAACACTTTTGTGTTAGAAAATGCAATAGATTTTGGATGAAGTGGGTAAATATAGCACTTTTATTTAGCGATAAATATAAGTAAGGATAACAAGATATTATGGCATCACAATCTCAATTACTTGCTGATATTACTCTCGCTGAATTGGAAGTTGCAAGAATTCAAGAGCAACTAGCATCAGCAAGGCAGGGCACACCCACATTAGGTGGAAGAATTTTACCTCCTGATCCTGCAGAAATTGCTAACTTAGAAGCTAGTTTGGCTTTTGCTCAAATTAGCCTAACTGAGTTACAAAATGAATTATCACAATTAACTGTTGCTAGTTCGGGAGCAACACCGGCTATCCCGTCTATTGAAAATACTTTACCAGCAACAACTACGCTAGCCACCGACACAGTAGAACAGACTATTGATTTTTCACCTCTACAAGAACCTCCTACTACTACTGACGGGGATGAGTTTGCTGGTATAGATGAACAAATTCAAAGACAGAGAGATTTAGAAAATGGATCATTAGAATTTGCTGGAATAGATCAACAAATAGCCGCAAATGAAAATACACTACAAGAACCGCCTCAACTGTCTAATGAAGAAGTAGATGCGTATCTTCAAAATTTCCAAAATGATGCTGATCAGTATTCTATTGACAAGGTTGAAAGTGAAAATCCCGGAGCAACAACACGTGCGTTATCGGGACCGTTAGCAAAGACCCGAGGTGAGGCTACAAATCAAGATGCAAGTAATTTTCAACAAAAACAAGATTGGCGAGTAAGACTAAGTTTAGCTCCTGGATCAACTTATCTATATAATAATAAAGGTAATGAGGGAATACTATTACCGTTAGCACAAACTAATGGAGTTATATTCCCGTACACACCTGCAATTTCTGTTGCATACACTGCTTCATATGATCCAACTGAGTTAACACACTCTAACTATAAATTTTTCTCTTATAGAGCCAGCTCAGTAGACAGTATATCAATTACATGTGATTTTACTGCACAGGATACTTTTGAAGCTAACTATTTGTTAGCAGTTATTCATTTCTTTAGATCAGTTACAAAAATGTTTTATGGACAAGATCAAAATCCCAAACCAGGAACACCTCCTCCGTTGTGTTATTTAACCGGGCTGGGTGCTTTTCAGTTTGATGCTCATCCATTAGCAATTACAGGTTTTACTTATAGTTTACCAACAGATGTTGACTATATACGTGCAGGTGTGCCGACTACCCAACCAGGTGTTAACAAAGGAGCCGCCTTCCCTACCACCGGATTACTTGGAGCTATTAATAGTAGGTTGCAAAGTTCTGGATTGTTTCCAGGAGCATTAGCAGCTCCGGTATACTTTACAGAAAATGCAGGAACAAGAGAACCTACATATGTTCCAACTAAGATTCAAATGGCAATAACAGCAATACCGATTGTAACAAGAAATGATATTAGTAACCAGTTTAGTTTAAAAGAATATGGAACTGGTAAGTTATTAAGAGGAAGTAGAAATCGCAACGGTGGAGGAATTTGGTAATGGCAAGTAATAGTTTTTATCCGGCAACAAGCCCATATTATAACACGGATGTAGTTAATAATAAATTTTTAGATGTTATGATAAACAGGTCTATACCTATGCAACCCTCAGATATATATTGGGAAATAACTCCGGTTTATGAATATAGACCTGATTTACTAGCATTTGACTTATATGCAAATAGTAGTTTATGGTGGGTGTTTGCAAGTAGAAATCCTAATAGATTAAAAGATCCTTATTTTGATTTTGTTACGGGTGTGGGTATATATTTGCCCAAAGCAGAATTACTTAATCAATTATTGGGACTATAAATGGCAGAAGTTAATGAATATGGCGAAGTGATTGAGACTTCGGATCCTAACGCTACTGCACAACAAAACAGGGAGTATATAGCATCAGGTGGAATAGATGATGATTCCGGCACTGTGCAACGATTCGATGACGGATCTAGTATACAAACATTTGATGATGGTTCTACTATTGTTATTGATAATGAAGGTGCAATTAGTTCTACTCCTATACCACCTGAATATAGTAATGCAGGCACTACTCAAGCAGGAAAATCAGGCACCCGATCAGCTAGCAACAAAAGACCTAAACCAGGAAAGAGACTTCAAAATCCTTTAGGTAATTTTAGTAGTTATACGTATCAGATATCATTGTACATGATAACTCCCGAAGCATATAACACTTTTGTTCAATCAGGTAGAAAAAATATATCAGCCTTTCAAGGAGTAGACAATACTAGTAAAGGTGCATTTTTAATTGCACAAAGCGGAGGTATTAATAACTCTACTACCAAACGTGCTCCTGAGTTTGATTTAGATTTTTACATTGATGATTTAAAAATAAAATCAGCAATCACCGGTAAAGAAACTTTAACAGCAACTAATATTGAAGAAATAAATTTTAATATATATGAACCTTATGGATTTTCTTTTTTAACTAGATTAAGAAGGGCATTAGACGCATTAAATCAATCACCGCCTAGTAATGCAAACGCCGCTAATGGGGTAGATGAAGAAGGTAGAAATGTTGGTATTGAAATTCGTGCGGAAGATGGTACACTTTCTCAATCACGCCGAAATCCTGAATCAGGAGAACTTTATAATCCGTCAGTTGAATCAACTACTGGAACTCCTAATTCATCATCAGGAGGAAAAACTAGTCCATTTTCAGCACAATCACAAAACCCCTCACGCCAATTTTTTATATTAGGAATACGTTTTCAAGGATATGATAGAAATGGTAATTTAATTAACTCAAAAGATCAATCGGGATATAATGCTGACCCTACAGGAAATGCAAATGGTGTGTACGAAAGATTTTTTGATATTAGGATTCAAGAATTAAAATTTAAAATTGATGGTAGAATGGTTGTATATCAATGTACTGCGGTTGTTCCTAAAGTCAGTGAAGCAATGGGAACAAAACGAGGAATTATTGATAATGGCGTAACCATTATAGGTGGAACAGTAAACGATGCATTTTTGGGGGAGACAGAAGGTAACATTGGAATGTTTACTAAATTAAACAATGATCAAAAGAAGTTAAAAACACAAGGATCAATTAGTATACCCAATGAATTTACGGTTACATACTTAGGAAATACTGACATAACCGTTGGTGGTGCAAGTATTGTTAGCCCTGCCGACCTTGACAAGTTAAAATGGAAAATGACAAATGCAAAAACAACTACTGAAGTTAATGTAAAAACAGAAGAAAAAAGTACAGTTGACAATACTAAAAGACAAATTACTATTAGACGCGGCGTTCCTATATTACAAGCAATACAACAAATAATTTCACAAAGTTCTTTTTTAGAAGATGCTTTAAACAAAGTTTATAATGCTGCCGAACAACCTGATCCTCAAGGCGGAGATGATGAAACTGTAAATTCAGATGAAAATACTATTTCTTGGTATAATGTAAGTCCTGAGATAACAATTTTAGGGTGGGATGATTTAACAGGTGATTATGCATACAGAATTAATTATGTTATACAACCTTATTCTACGCCAATAGTAAATACCCCGTATGTAAAAAAGACTCCTAAATATTATGGTCCACATAAAAGATATGATTATTGGTTTACTGGAAAAAATAGTGAAGTATTAAAGTATGAACAAGTGTTAGATAATGCATATTTTACAGTTGCGATTGATCCGGGAAATAGCAAGCAAGCATCTGGCGGAGAACAACAAGTTCCTACTATAGCAAACAAACAACAAAATCAACCCAAACAAGGAGCATTGAATTTAGGTAGAGAAGCACAAAATTCATATATGACTAGTTTATTTGAACCGGGCGCATATGCCGAAGCCAAAGTTTCAATATTAGGAGATCCTGATTTTTTAATGACCACTTCATCAAGCAGTGTGCAAGCAGTGTATGATAGATTTTATGGACCTGATGGTTATACTATTAATCCAAATGGTGGACAAGTTTTTGTTGAAATAAATTTTAAAGAACCGCAGGACTATAATAATAAAGATGGTTTATTAAGCATTAATGAATCTATATTGTTTTATCCTTATCCTGATGAAATTAGAAAAGATATTGATTCTCGTGGCGGAGGAGTAAGTTATTTGGTAAAAGTAGTTACTAGTAGTTTTAAGGGTGGTAAATTTGAGCAAGACCTTGAATTAGTAATTAATACGTTTGCGTCACTAACCAATACTCCTACAAATCCAGGTGCTCGACCTGCAACTACTGCTACTGACCCTGCTAATCAAACAGCTGCCGTAGCAGCCAGAACAGGTTTTGTGCCAAATGCTACTGCTGGTGGTGGCCGTGGCGCCCGAGGAGGCCCAACAGCCGCAGAACTTGCTGCATATCAAGTAAGCCAGGGAAAAGGTTTCCAACAATCACCACCTATAACTGATGCAACAGGTAATGTAACAGGTGGAGGAGCCGCATTTGGAAATCCAAATTTAATACGACAAGCTAATAGAGCTAGAAATAATCAAGCACAACAAGGTACTATAACAATACCTACAAAAACTGGACAGGTGCAAGATGATGATAGTGGAATGTAAATTTTAATTATTTTTAATATATGGACAATTATTTTAAACCAATAGGCACAACTAAAGAAAGCGAACCTGATGCAGGTGGCGGAGCAGTACGATCTGAACCAGTATTAGCAATCGTTAAAAATAACATTGATCCTACAAGAGGAGGGAGATTACAAGTTTATATTTCAGACTTTGGAGCCCCTGATCCCGATGATAGTTCAAGTTGGGTTACTGTTGGTATGATGGTGCCCTTCTTTGGTTCTACTCAAGGCAGCGGTGGTTCAGAAGGCTACGGTAGTTACACACAAAATCCAAGTTCATATGGTATGTGGTACAGCCCACCTGACATAGGAAGTACAGTAGTTTGTATTTTCATTAACGGTGACATGAGTTATGGTTATTACATTGGTGCAATACCTAAACCAGAAATATTACAAATGGTTCCTGCTATTGGTGCAACAGACAATGTTACATTAAATGAAGGTGAAGCAGAGAGTTACGGTGGCGCCACTGTACTTCCAGTCACTAATTTAAATACAGATAATTCAGCAATAGCAGATGGTGCAGAATTTTTAACTGAAGCAAAACCTGTACATAGTTATCTTGCGTCAATATATTCACAGCAAGGTTTAATTCGTGATACTATTCGTGGTCCAATTACAAGTAGCGCCCAACGTGAAAGCCCATCACGTGTTGGATGGGGCGTAAGTACTCCGGGTAGACCTATCTTTGAAGGTGGATTTACTGATGAAAACATTGTTGATCAGTTAGGTGGAGATACACAAAGAGATCCGTCTAGTTTAAAAGTAATTTCTCGCCGAGGTGGTCACAGTATTGTTATGGATGACGGAGACATTACTGGACAAGATCAATTAGTACGAATAAGAACTGCATTAGGTCATCAAATTTTAATGAGTGACAACGGACAATGCTTACACATTATACATAGTAACGGTCAAAGTTGGATTGAGTTAGGTAAAGAAGGTACAATAGATATGTACTCAACTAATTCAGTTAATATAAGAACACAAGGTGATTTAAACTTACACGCAGATAACAATATTAATATCAATGCAAAAAAAGATTTAAACATTGCCGCAGATAACATAAAAATAACGTCAGAGAAAAATTTTAGTTTTAAAGCTGGTGCTAATTTTAACGGTTATGCTATGGGAACATACACTGTAAAAGTTAATGGTTCAATGAGTATGAATTCAGAAGGTGAGGGTTCGTATGCAAGTAGCGGAACAATGTATGTAAATGGTGCTGTAGTTAACTTAAACACCGGTTCAAGTTCAACTGTAGCGGCTGAAGTTCCACCTATTCCTGTAGTTGCACATACTGATACGTTATTTGATAGTGTAAAAGGTTATGCAGCCGCCCCAGGAAAACTTTTAAGTATTGTTAGTAGAGCACCAGCACATGCACCTTGGGCTAGTGCAGGACAAGGAGTAGATGTTAAAGTTTCTACTAATGCAAGTAGTGAATTACCAAAACCACCTAGTAGCGAAGTAGCACAAGCAAACAAAACAACAGCAGGACCTCCTAATAATCCAACAAGTCCTGCAGTGGCAGCTACTGTTCCCCCTAGTGCTGAAGTAAGTCCGGCTATTGATAAAAATGTAACAGCCGCTATGGTAAGTGGGGTGTCATCACAAGCCGCCGCAACAGTACCTAATTTAAATAGTTTAGGTGCAACTACTGTAACAAATGCAACAGGACAATTAACTGCCGCAGTAGGTTCTTTAGCACAGACCCCTGCACAATTAGAAATTAGTAATGTATTGAAACCTGGATCTTCTACATTGATTAATGGATTGATTCAAGGTGGTGCTAATGTACAGTCTGCAATGACAAGCAACTTGTTTAAAGGCGCTCCGGGAGCACCAAACTTAAATTCTTTAGTTCAAAATACCACAGCACAAGTAACAAGTCAAGTTACTAACTTTACACAGGCACAAGCAGGTCTTACTAAAACAGGATTAATGACTGGCAAGGAAGCACCTGGACAAATTGCAGGAATTATTACTGCAGGTTCACAAATTGGATTGGGTGCTACAACAGCTTTTGTTAAAAATGCCGGCGCCGCACTAACAGCCGGAACAGGATCACTTGCAAGTGCTGTCTCTGGAGCGGGCAGTGCAATATCAGGTGCTATGTCAGCCGGTGGCTTCGCCGCAAATATGGCAACATCTATTTCAGGTGGATTAGGTTCTATCGCTACATCATTAGATGGCATGTCAAAGACAGCAAGTGCAGGTGTAAGTGGATTACTTGATAGTGCAAAAGGAATTTCCGGATCTGCATTTTCTGCAATTACTGCATCGTTCAAAGCATTTACACCTGGCATACCGCAAAATTTAACAGCAATTGCTGAAAAGAATGCAAAAGCTGCCGCAGCATCAGAAGCATCTTCGGGTGCAAATGCAGGACAACAACTTGCTAATGCGATATCTAACGCACCTGCAGGTTTAGCCGCGGCAGCAGGTGGATTAGCAGGTGGATTAACAAATTCAGTTGGTGCAGTTAGAAATGCATTAGGTGGGAGTACTGGAACAATAAGCGGTGGTATTTCTTCTATTGCAGGTACCGCAGCCTCACTAACTAACTCAATATCATCTATCACTAGAGCAGCCGGTGTGACTTCGGTTACTTCTGCGTTAGGAACTGCATCTGCTATTAGTGGTACAATTTCAAGATTAACAGCTAGTGTTCCATCAAGTGTACCCGGTCTTGCAAGTGGAGTAAATTCTTTACCCGGCGGAGTTAATGCAATTTCTTCTGTTGTCAATAATGCTACCGGAGCACTTAATAATGTTCCTGGATTGAGTGGAGTATCCGCACTAGTAAAAAATACGTCATCTTCAATATTAAATGGTATATCAGGATCATCTACTTCATTGAGTTCGTTGGCAGGACCTTCTGCAGGATCATTGGGAGGTACAATTAATCAGTTAACTTCAAGTTTAGATGTTGCAGGACTTGCACAAAAAGTAGCAGCCGGAACATCATCGTTAACTTCTTTAGCTTCTACAGGATTATCTTCTGGTGCGGCTGCATCATTGGCGGCGGCATTTAATTCATTAAATTCAGGTGGATCGTTGCCTATAAAATTACCTACAGTGGCTGCAAATACAACAGACAGAAGTGAATTAACTTCTCAAATTGCATCAGTACTTGGAAGTTCAAAGATACCTGCCCCAAATTTTAGTGGAGGCATTTCAAGTGGTGCAAAATCTGAAATATCACGTTTAGATGATTTACTTAAACAACAACAAAAATTAGTAGTTGAAAAAGAAGAACAAAATAAAGTTGTTCAAACTGCACGACAAGCGTTTCTTGAGGCAAAAAATAATCTTCCAGAAGGTGATCCGCAACTTGAAGAAGCAAAAGTCGCTTATATTACAGAAGTAGATAAATTTTCTGCAATAACTAAAAAGATAAGAGATATAGCTAACCAAGCATAAGACTAAATATATCATGCCTACATATATCGGATTTAGTACAATCAACGCAAACAAACCAAGATCCACTGACCTAAATGCAGGGGCAGACGGAGGGACAGGTTCTATAACACAACCTGTAGTTTTTGGTAAAAAATTTAAAATTGTTGACACACAGTTAGTAATTCAAGATTTCTTAAATGCTTTGAATATACAACAAGGCGAAAAAGTAGGAAATCCGGGATATGGAACAACACTATGGAGTTTTGTATTTGAACCAAATACAGCAGATGTACAGTTTCAATTAGAAAATGAAATACGTAGGGTTGCAAGTCTAGATCCCAGAATGATATTAAATTCCGTAAAGGCTTATCCACAGGATAACGGAATATTAATTGAAGTTGAAATGGCTATTGCCCCATTCAATGATGCATTTCAACTGTCAGTTTTCTTTAATAACGCAACAAATACCGCAGTATTGCAGTAACCCTAAAAATCCAGTGTTTTCAGGTATGATAAATACATGAAAGAGAACACGATCCATGGCTACAAGTTCAAGACAATCAGCAATATTCGGCGTAAATGACTGGAAAGCCATTTACCAAACTTTCCGTGAAGCCGACTTTAAGAGTTATGATTATGAAACCCTTCGTAAAAGTTTCATAGATTACTTACGTATATACTACCCTGAAACATATAACGATTATATTGAGAGTGCAGAATTTATTGCATTACTTGATGTTATGGCATATATGGGACAAGGTCTTGCTTTCCGTAATGATTTAAACGCACGTGAAAATTTTATCGATACTGCTGAACGTAGAGATAGTGTTATAAAATTAGCAAATCTAGTTAGCTATACACCAAAAAGAAATCTTGCTGGCCAAGGTTATCTTAAAATTAATAGTGTACAAACTACACAAAACATTACAGATTTAAATGGATTTAATTTAAGCAACGTTCCTATTTTATGGAACGATCCTGCTAACCCAAATTGGTTAGAGCAGTTCAATACAGTAATAAATGCATCATTAGTTGATGTTCAACGAATAGGTCGCCCAGCAAATTCAGCACAAATTTTAGGGGTAAAAACTGATGAATATACTATGCAGATTCCTGCTAATAGTATACCTGTAGTTCCTTTCAACTCTAGTGTTGATGGAATAAACATGAACTTTGAATTAGTTAGTGTGACTAGCGTTGGTGAAGATTATGTATATGAGATTCCTCCGCAACCAACAAATCAATTCAATATGCTATACCGTAATGATAAATTAGGTTATGGTAGCCCAAACACAGGATTTTTCTTCTACTTTAAACAAGGTTCATTACAAACTTTTGATTTTAATTTAGCACAACAAATTTCAAATCAAGTAGTTGATATTGATATTCAGGGTATTAATAATACTGATACATGGTTATCTCAATTGACTGCAAGTAACGGATTGATTGGTCTATGGAAACAAGTTGATAACATTTATGCAAATGCATATCTACAAACTGAAACTAGTTTTAAAAAGATTTTCTCTGTTAATAGTAGATTTAATGACCAAGTTAGTTATGTATTTGGTGACGGTGTGTTCAGCGAAATTCCAGTTGGTTCATTTAGAGCATATGTTCGTGCAGGCAACGCACTAACTTATGTAATTCAACCTACTGAAATGCAAGGCATTTCAATCTCATTTAGTTATATTAGTAGAGTTGGCCGTCAAGAAACATTGACTGTTGGCTTGTCATTAACAAATCCTGTTTCAAATGCCCAAGCACGTGAAACATTAGCTAATATTAAACAACGTGCTCCTACTCGTTACTACACACAAAATCGTATGGTTAACGGGGAAGATTATAATAACTTTCCGTACACACTTTACAGTTCTATTATAAAGAGTAAAGCAATTAATAGAAGTAGTGTTGGTGTATCACGTAATTTAGATTTGTTAGACCCAACAGGAAAATATTCAAGTACAAATACTTTTGCAAGTGATGGCGCGGTATATTTAGATACAGATAATGGTTTTTCAATATTAACTATTAATAGTTCAGGTGATATCATTACCTTCTTATCTGACACACTAGCAGCCATACTTGCTGATAATCGTTCAATTCAATATTATATACAAAACTATACTAGATATGATGTTAATCAAGCATCAGGTGATGGTACAGTTTCTTGGCAAACTAGTACAGTCAATGCAAGTAGTTTGACTGGATATTTTTATAACATTACAAATAATGTTGACACTCCTATTCCAACAGGAACATATTCTACATACAATGCAAAATATATAACAAAAGGTGCGTTGTTAAAATTTATTGCACCTCCTGGTTTTTATTTTGATAGTAATAATCGTTTAGTTAGTGGAGTAGCAACACCAACAGATACTACTTTCATTTGGACAACCGTGTTAAATGTAGTAGGAGATGGCTATAATAACGGGTCTGGACAATTTGCAAATGGTACAGGACCAATTACATTAAATGGTTACGTTCCGACAGAAGCAGTACTATCAGAAATTATACCTGCATTTGACAACACGTTACCAAATTCAGTTATACAAGAATGTATTATAAAACTTGAATTGCAACAAAACTTTTCATTAGTGTTTAATAATTCACTAACGATTGCACAAGATCGTTGGAGTGTTGAAGCATATAATGCAACTGGATATTTTGTTAATTTTGAAAGTACTGGGTACAACAGATATACAGTTACGTATCGTTCATTAGCCTATTATTTTGGTAGCGTAGCTGATACTAGATTTACATTTGAATCAGGTAAATTAGTTTATGATCCATTCAGTGGTAAAATTTTACAAGACTTTGTAAAAGTATTAGCAACCAATACTCAACCTAGTTCTAATTATCCACTGACCACACCAATTTCTGCTAGTATCATAGGACAGACTGTGCAGTCCGATGGTTATATTGATGACTTTGAAGTTGAAGTAGCAAGCATTGATGTTAATGATAGAACAGTTGTTGAGAATCCAGATTTCTTTAATCAGATTACTGGGTATGTAACTGGTAATACCAATGTTGGAATTTATGCATTTTTTGAAGAAGTACAAGATGCTATTAATTTATCTCGTTTGCAATTAATACCTACATCAGATGTTGTATATCAATATGCAACTACTAGTCAAATTGAAGTTGTAAAATACGAATACCCTGTGGGTCAGTTGTTCTATGCATCTTCAGAAAATGTATTTTATATAACTGTGCAAGATGAAACTATTAATACTCCTTATTATGTATTAGTATTGCAACCACAGTATAGTATGAAGCCAGGACGTCAGGGTTTACAATTCCAATATCGTCATAATAGCAACAATACAACACGCATTGATCCTGCTACTACAAATATTATTGATTTGTATGTAGTAACACAAGCATACTATACTGCATATCAAAATTGGATACAAGATAGTACAGATACTGTGCCGTTACCAAATAGACCTACTATTAATGAATTAAATCAAGAATACGGACAGATACAAGATTTTAAAATGTTAAGTGATAGCGTAGTCTTAAATAGCGTTGTGTTTAAACCATTGTTTGGCCCTAAAGCCGCAAGCGCATTAAGAGCAACTATCAAAGTGATTCAAAACAGTAATACAAATGCTAGTGTAAGTGAGATTCGTAGTGCAATATTGGCTTCAATGGATACTTACTTTGATATTAATAATTGGAATTTTGGTGACACGTTTTATTTTAGTGAATTAGCCGCATACTTACACGCACAAAACGGATCACTAGTCAGTTCAGTTGTTTTAGTACCCAATGATCCAACAATGCGTTTTGGAGATTTATATGAAATTAAATGCCAACCATATGAAATATTTGTTAATGCCGCAACTGCTAATGATGTAGTAGTTATAGCTTCACTAACACCCGCCGAATTACAGATAGCATAAGTAATATATAACAATAGAGATTTTAAAAGATGGCAACAAGAATTAGAACGCTAAATTTTCTTCCAGAAATATTTAAAACACAAACCAATGCACAGTTCCTAGCGGCAACACTAGATCAACTTGTAGCACAACCTAATACAAAAAAGATACAAGGTTATGTGGGAAGTAAATTTGGTTATGGAGTAAACGCAACTGATTACTATGTTACTGAACCTACTAAAGTTAGAACAGATTATCAATTAGACCCTGGTGTTGTATTCTTAAAAGAAAATGATACTACTGCAAATGACTTTATTAGTTATCCTGGTATTGTCGATGGATTAAAACTTGAAGGTGGATTAACTCCTGATAACAATAGACTATTCAACAGTCAATTTTATTCTTGGGATTCGTTCACTAATCTAGATAAAATAATTAACTTTAATGAATACTACTGGTTACCAGATGGACCTGATCGTGTAGTAATTTCTACAGACGTAGTGTTTAATTCTTCTAATTATCTAGTTCAAAGTTTATCAAATGAATATTTAATTTCTTCTGAATCTCAATCTGCAACAAGCAATCCTACGCTTACTTTATTAAGGGGTGGGTCATATACTTTTAGTGTAAATCAAAATACACAATTTTGGATACAAGGTGAACCTGGCGTCACTGGATACAGTCCAACACAGCCTAATGTGCAAACACGTGACGTATTCGGAGTTACTAATAATGGTGCTGAAAATGGAGTGATTACGTTTGAAGTTCCTGCACAGAATGCATTAAACGAATATAATTTTCCTCCTGGCCCTGCCGTAGGAGTTGTATCTTCATTACCGTTTAGTCAAGTCAATGGTGCAAGAGTAACTGAAATAGGCGGAATTGACGGCGTTACAGCATTGGATGGTTTGACTGTGATGTTTTATAATACCGGCATAGCTGATGAAATAGGTTATATTCAAAAATTTTACGATCAAACTTTATTTGATGAAGACGGTGGTGTCTCTTACGATGAAGCAACTGATTACCCTGGAACATCTGAATTTTATAATAATTATGAAGGTGGTTTTTACAGCCCAGTAAATTCTAATTTTTACACAATTACTTTGTTAGGAGATCAATCTAATCCTATCATTCAACTTACTCCGGCAGGAACTATTCCTACTAATCAAACAATCACACCTACATTTGGTTCTGAGTGGGTAAACAGAAATTTTTATAGAAGTGTAGATGGTGCAATTGCTTTAGTTCCATATAACAGTGCAATACTAGACACACTATATTATCAAGACGGTACCAATCCAAATAAAGTTGGTATTATTAAATTAGCTAATAGCAATGTTTCTAATTCATTAGATGTTGTTACTGAGATTTTAGGAAAGCCACAGTATACTGCACCTAATGGAGTGGTGTTTACAAATGGATTGAAAGTTTTATTTCAAGGTAATATTACTCCTGAAATTTATAATAACACTGAATTTTATGTTGAAGGTGTGGGTACCGCAATTGAATTAATACCAGTTGCAGATTTAGTTAGCCCCGGTGCATTTGCTGAAGGTTCTTATATCCCATTCGACACTACACCATATGATGTGGGTAACTTTGATTCAAGTTTATATCTTTTAATAGATCCAGATTATATTACTATTGCAAGAAATGCAATTAATAAAAATGCATGGTCACGCAGTAATAGATGGTTTCACATTGATGTGATAAACGCAACTGCAACTTATAATAATAATCCCGAGTTAGCCTCAGTTGCTACAATTTATAATAAAGCATCTCGTCCTATTATAGAATTTTATCCAAATCTTAGTTTATTTGATTCTGGTGTGATAGGTAAACAACCTATTGACTTTATAGATTTTAGAACTACTGATGCATTTACATTGGTTGCAGGTCAACCTACATATTATCCTGATGTTGCAGGATACACAGATTACACTGCAACTATTGCACCTGTAACTTCAGCTATCACAAGCAAAACAGCAACACAAACTGTTGGTTTAGTTAATCAAGTTATACTAAGTCCAAACACAACTGGCATTCATGTTAATGACACTATTGTATTTGGTTTGGTAACTGCTGGTAGTTTTGTTTCGGGTACAACATATAAAATTGTCACGTCTGGTAATACTGACTTTACTGCAATAGGAGCTAGTTCTAATGCAGTGGGTACAGTGTTTGTTGCATCTGGCGCTGGATCAGGAACAGGCACTGCCGGTGATGTAGATTCAGAATTTGGTGGACTAACTTCTGGGGTAACTTACTATATTAATGAAATCGTAGGTAGCAGAATAACAGTATCAACTGAAAAACAAGGTTCAAACATTGTATTAACCTCTGCTTCAGGTTCTATGGTTACTTCAATATATCCATATAGCACAAACATTACAATAGCAACAAGTGAAGTGTTTGGTTTATTTGAAGTAGGTCAATATATTGCAGACTCAACAGGCATTCTTCCTGCAGTAACATTTATTACCGCAATAACAGAAGTTGGGTCTAATACAATCTTAACAGTTTCTTGGTATAATCAAGAAGTTATCACAGGAACTTCAGTTGCATCTATTGTATCTGCTGATACTACTTTATCGAACTATGCTTTATTTGATGGGGCTAGAGTAGTTTTTGCTGCCGACACTAATTTAAGTGTTAGAGATAAAATATATGTTTCTCGTTTTTCTTCTATTGATGGTACAGGAACTCCGGTAATCACACTAACTGAAGCCTTCGATGGTCAAGTATTAGCAGATGAACAGACTTCGGTTTATAGAGGATATAATTACAAGGGTAAAGATTTTTACTTCAACGCTGAAAATTGGCAACAAGCACAACAAAAAATTACAATTAATCAGGCTCCTAAATTTGACATATATGATGAAAATGGTATAAGTTTTGGTGATAGCACAGTTTATATTGGTACGTCATTTACAGGTTGCTCACTATTTCAATATGGCTTAGGAACAGGTATAAGTGATCCTGTTTTGGGTTTCCCATTACGTTATAGTACAGTAAGTAATATAGGTGATATTAGCTTTGATGTTACATTAGATTCACAAACATTTAATTATGTTCAAGGAACAAATCCAATTACACAAAAAGTGAATACAGGATACGTATACAACTATACATCACGTACTAGCTTTGTAAGACAATTAGGTTGGCAAACAGCAGTATCACCTAGTGTACAATATCAAATTTTTGAATTTAATTGGTCAATTGATAATCCAATAACTAACTTTACATGTGACATAGCTCCGGTATCTTCTAGTTCAACTAATTGGCCAACCGTACAAGTCTATATAAATAATACCTATTTGCCAGAAACTGATTTTACAGTTTCAACAACAGGTGATACAACAACAGTTACTATACCTCAGATTGACGCAGTTGATACTGTAGTTCAGGTATTAATATTAAGTGACCAAGTAAGTTCTACTGCATATTATCAAATACCAATTAACTTAAGCAATAATCCTTTCAATGAAGACATACTAACTGTTAACATTGGTGATATTCGCGGACAGTATCAAAGTATGTTCTTTAATAATCCAAATACTATGGGACCAGTATTTGGACGTAACAACTTCCGTGATTTAGGAAATCTTGTTCCTTGGGGAAATAGAATTATTCAAAACAGTGCTTCACTTGTGTTGCCTGGAACATTCTTGCGTAAACAAAATCATAATTTGTTTAATTCTATTTTATACAATAGTAGACAATACATTACGTTTAAAAATTTATTAATTGATACTGTAAACAATACAGATTATAATCGTATGTTGTCTCCGGCAGAAATGTTAGATGATGCAATGGATCAAATAACATCTACAAAAACAGATAGTCAACCATTCTTCTGGAGTGATATGTTGCCTTCTAAGGCACCTTATATTTCTAATACATATTCTTTTGCAAACACACTGGATGTTAGTATATATCCTTTAAGTAGAATTTATGATTTTGACAAAGCAAATTATTATGGTGTATTGGTGTATCTAATTAGAGATGGTGTCACCTCACAACTAATTTTTGGAGTTGATTATACTGTAAGCACTAGTGCTCCCTCATTAACAGTTACATTAGATTTATTAGCTAACGACCAAATCGTTATCAATGAATATAATCAAACATACGGTAGCTATGTACCTAACACGCCTACTAAATTAGGTCTTTACCCTTCAACTATTCCAGCAGTCGTTGTAGATACTGCATATTTTGAACCTACATATTTTATAGTAGGACATGATGGGTCATACAATAAATTGTTTGGACCGTATGATAGTACTACAGGACAATTAGAAGATTTCAGAGATCAGGTATTACTTGAGTATGAAACACGTATATACAATAACTTAAAACTAAGCAACGTTATTCCAATTCAAACATATGAAGTAATCCCGGGTTTCTTTAGAGACCTTCAATATTCATATGATGAATTCTTAGAAGTTTATTCTGAATCTTTCTTAGATTGGGTTGGACAAAACAGAGTTGACTACAAAAGACAATTTTATAATTCAACAAATGAATTTTCATACAATTACCGTAACAGTGGAAACAAAGTAAATAGAGAACCAATCCAGCAGGGATATTTTAGGGGATTGTATTTGTATTACTACGATACACCTACTCCTGATGTAACACCTTGGCAAATGATAGGTTATACAGATCAACCAACATGGTGGACTGAGCGTTATGGTCCTGCTCCATATACAAGTGATAACTTAATTTTATGGAACGACTTAGCAGAAGGTATAGATTGGAATAATGGTAATCCTGTAGTAATAACAGAATACATTCGTCCTGAGTTATTGCAAGTATTACCAGTAGATAGTAACGGTGATTTAGTGTCACCTCTTGCTTCTATTGTTGGAAACTATAACAACAACATTTTCAATCGTGATTGGAAAGTTGGCGATGTTGGGCCTACAGAATTCAGCTATCGTAGAAGTAGTACATGGCCATTTGATTTGATGCGTCTTTATGCATTAGCAAAGCCAGCTAATTTCTTTAACTTAGCAGTGGATGTTGACAATTACAAGTACAGTGCTGAGTTTGATCAATATTTGGTTAACAATAGAAGTCATTTACAATTAGGTGATATACCTATATATGGTCTGGGAACTCCTGCAACTAGCTACATTAACTGGATAGTTGATTTTGAAAAACAAGTTGGCATTGATGCAACAACTGATATCACTACTTTATTGAAGAATTTAGATGTACGTTTGGTATATCGTGTAGCAGGGTTTTCAGATAAGAATTTGTTAAAGTTTTACGTTGAAAAAAGTTCAGCAAACACAACTAACAGTTCATTATTAATACCTGATGAAAGTTATTCTGTATTATTATACGATAATCAACCATTTGATAGAATTGTATATTCTGGTGTGGTTATTCAAATAACAGAAAATGGTTATCAAGTATACGGAAATTCTCAGACTAACGCATACTTTAAAATTTTATTGCCAAAAAATTCAGGATACAGTGAAACTATTGAAGTTGAAAATTTATCAGTTAGGATAGCTGATCAATACTCAGATAAAGTTGGTATCATTCCTTATGGTACTGAATTTTATAGTGTTCAGGAAGTTGCACAGTTTTTAAGTTCTTATGGAAAATACCTTGAAAGTCAGGGTATGAAATTTGACCAGATAGAAAATGGCATCCCTGTTAATTGGGCGCAAATGATTGCTGAGTTTTTATATTGGTCACAAATAGGTTGGGAAGTTGGTAGTATAACTACAATAAATCCTTCTGCCTCTACATTAGTAATTGACAAAGACAGTAGTGTTGTGCAACCATTAACAGTAAGACAACGTAACTTTGTACTAAATCAAAACTTATTTCCAATACAATCAATTGATTTAAATGTTGTTCGCCAAGATACTGCATTTACGGCACAACCATTGAATCAAGGTGATGCGATCAGTTATGGTCAATTTAATATTAGCAACTTTGAACACGGTATCGTGTTTGACAACGTTACACTATTTAATGACATAATTTATAATTTAATTACTGGCCTACGTCAATATCGTGTATCAGTCCGCGGAACTAAAACAGCAGACTGGAATGGTACAGTTGATGCAGCAGGCTTTATTTTAAATCAAGATAACATCCAAGAATGGAATAGAGAAATCAAATATACCAAGGGTGAAATTGTTCTTTATAAAAATAGATATTGGACATCTTTAACTATTGTACAACCTAAAGTATTATTTGACGAACGTGATTGGAAAGAAACAAACTATAACGAAATTCAAAAAGGATTGTTGCCTAACAGTCAAACTCGTTCTTTTGAAAGTACATTATACTATAACACTGATTCTGCAAACTTAGAAAATGATGCAGATTTATTAAGTTTTAGTTTGATTGGATATCGTCCAAGAGATTACTTAGCACTTGCTGATTTAACAGATATCACACAAGTAAACGTTTACAAAAACATGATTAAAGAAAAAGGTACATTGAATGCAGCCAGTGCGTTCAAGGGTGCTAATTTACCACAAGGTGGAATTAATTATGACATTTATGAAAACTGGGCTATTAAATCAGGTGAATTTGGTGGCGTATTAAACAACAACTTTGTTGAATTTAACTTAAATCAAGCGTCATTGACAGGTAATCCAAGCATTGTTGGTTTAACTGATGGAATATTTACTGATGGAGTACAGCAAGAAGTACCACTATATTCTATATTCAATTATGGTAGACCAATAACCAGTCCTAACATATTACCTACTATTTCAGCCACTGAGCCTTCTGCATTATTCCCTACAGCAGGCTATGTCAATTACAATGACGTTAAAATGTCAAGTTACTATTATTCTGGTTTAGCTACTGCAACTAATGCTAGTGGAACAATAGTACCTATCAATGAATTTTATGTACGTGATTATGTTTGGTTAGCAAATTATCTATCTGATTGGAGAGTGTACACACCAGTCAGTTTAGGTTCAATCATTAATGCCAAGAATAATTTGAATGGTACTGTAACTATTACATTTAGCCAGGCTCATAATTTAACAAGATTTGAGTTATTTGGTATAACAAACTTTGATGTAGCAATTAATAACTATTATCTAGTGGCAGCAGTTGTTGACCCGTTCAGAGTCATCATTAATCTTTCATTGAATCCTAGTACACTTAATATCGTAGGTGAAGGTATTGGTTTAAGAATGCAAAGTCAACGTGTAGCAACTGCACCTGAAATTGTTGACTTGCCATTATTAAATAATGAATTTACTAAATCAAAAGTTTGGGTTGACGAAAACAACGATGGCAGTTGGGCAGTATATCGCAAGAGTTTGAACTATCAGTATGATGCAGAAATCATTAGATCATCAAGTCAAACATTTGGTAGCGCAGTTGCATACACAACTCCTATGGGATATTTGATTGGTGATGCAGATGTTGGAGCAGTATACCGCTATACTTTCAATGCAGAAGCAAATACCTATACATTAGACCAAGCTATTACAAATAGTGCTTCATTTGGTTCGTACATATCTTACGCTGATGATTTATTTGTAATCTCAGAACCAACAAGCGGTTCACCTAAAGTATATGTATATCAATTAATAACTACTACTCTAATAGATAATCTAGACCCTTATCAAACTATTTCTGCACCAGGCGGAGTAACTGACTGGGGTAGCACAACTGCTATTTCAGGTGATCAAAATTGGTTATATATTTCAGACACAGGCAACGCAAGAGTGTATGCATATCGTAAATCAACAATTACTAATTTATATGAGAGTGTAGGATATATTTCAGTAGCAGGTTTAACTTCCGCTGACAATTTTGGATTTTCGATTGCAACAGATTACTATGGTGATACTGTAGTAATTGGCGCACCTGATCAAGATTATGATGTAAACACAGATAATTACGGATATACATATGTGTTTGCAAGAACAGTGCAGAATTTTATAGCACCTTCTACTAGTCAACCATATACCCCGCAGACATTTGCATTGTCTTGGTCACCTGTCACAGTTACACAAACTGCAACTGCCACAGATAGTACCAACGATAGAATCACTATAACAAGTTCTGCTGGATTTAGTGTTAATGATCCTGTAGTGTTCTCTGGTGATATTTTATCTTCTGGTGCAATCGCTCAAAATACTGTGTATTATGTTTATGATAAACCAACATCAACTACATTTAGAATTGCATCAACACGTAATGCAGCCGCACCAATCGAATTAGCTACAGCTTCAGGCCCACCTAACATGACTGTTACTGTACAAACAACACCATTGTTTGTTAATATTAACGGAACATTACTTGAGGATGATACCTATGCAGTTATAGGGTCTACATTATATGTTTACAGTGGCTTAACCCCAACATTAAATGCAGGTGATATTCTTTCTGTTAGTGGATCAAATTTTGTATTGACACAAACATTAGACAACGGACAAACACCGCGTGTAGGAGTACAGTTTGGACAAAGCGTAGATACAAATACATACGCTAATGAAATTTTAGTAGGTGCTCCGTTTGAATTAAGTGCCGACAATTATGAAGGTGCTATACATAGATTTACTAATGGTGGTGAAAAATATGGTTTTATTATTGGTACTACCGATTGTAATATCACAACACCAAGAACAATTTTAATAAATGGATATCAAGTTATTTTACCAATAGGTAATGCAACAAATGCTTCAAACTTTATTAATGCAGCTAACATTCCCAATGTAAGTGCTACTTCAATTGATGGTAAATTAGTCATTCAATTAGTTGACATTGCTATAGGATTTGCAGGTTCAAAACTTTCATTGACTGTGTTGGATTCTGCAACTCCTGCTGAAATGGGAATTAATATCTATACAGCAACACAAACTATTGCTTGCCCACACTTAACTGGACCTACACAATTTGGAAGTGTAATTAAATTTAATGAGTTTGATTCATTTATAGCCAGCGCCCCTACAGGAACTCGCTACTCAGCTACAACATTTGATTTTACAGATGATGAATTAGATAATGATACTGTATTTGATAACAATGCTACACAATGGATTGATACATTTGCTAATGCCGGTGCAGTATACATGTTTGATTATATTTCTGCATATAATGAAAGTTTAAATAATCCAGGTAAATTCGTATATGCTCAAAGTACAAATGCAGAAAATATTGATTATGGTTCACAACCTTATTATGGTCAGGCATTAGACTTTAATGATAATAGAGTCACAGTAGGAACTCCTAATTTTAGACCAGGTTATGATAACGGTCAAGTGGTAGCATATACTAGTACTAGTACCGAACAAGACTGGGCAGTCTATAGAAGTTCTGCTCCTATCGTTGATATAAATGGTATTGCAAACATTCAGTTATTCAGCGCATCATCTAATACAACATTAGACAACTTAGATTACTTTGATCCGTTACAAGGAAAATTATTAGGGGCAATTAGAGAAAATATTGATGTTGTTTCTAATTCAGATCCTGCGGCATATAACTCTCCTAATAGCACACAGCGTGGTTTAGTATGGGGAGCAGACAAAGTAGGTCAACTATGGTTCGATACATCAAACACGAGATTTGTTAACTACCATCAAAATGACATTGTTTATAACAGTCAGTATTGGGGTAGAATTTTCTCAGGTAGTGACGTTGCAGTATATTCATGGATAGTAAGTAATGTTAGTCCATTAGACTATATTGGCCCAGGCATTCCGTATAACATCGATACTTATACAGTTAACGGCGTAATCAATGCAGAAGGCACTATTGTTCCATTATATTATTTCTGGGTAAGAAATACAAATATTGTATTTGAAAAGACTGGAAAAACATTAGCTGATTCTACATTAGAGGCATACATATCTCAACCTCAAAATACAGGTATAAGTTATTTCGCACCACTACAACCTGACATTTTTGCTTTATATAATTCAGGTGATTATTTAAATGGTAATGATACTGTATTACATATTGGTTATGCAACAGGAACTAATGATGACCCTATACATAATCAATATGAATTGATTCGTGCTGATTATGCAGATGATTTCTTGCCAGGTGTTCCGGGATCAGGTGCTGGATATCAAGCACGTTCATCAGTGGGTATAACAGAACCAATTTCATTATATAATAGAATGTTAGATAGTATGTGCGGCGTAGATAATGCCGGTGCAGTAGTACCTAACCCATTCTTACCAAAAGCAGTTCAAACCGGTGTTCTTGCAAGACCAAGACAAAGTTTCTTCTATGATAGATATGATGCATTAAAGAATTATTTACAGTATGCCAATGAAGTATTAGCACAATTTCCTATAACAGAAATAAGAAACCCTTCATTCTTAAATACTACCGGTGCTACAAATCCATCGACAGTAGACAATCCTGATTGGACAGGAAGTGTATTGCCATTCTATGATACAACTAATTATTGGAGTTATATAAACTGGTGGGCACCTGGTTATGATAATAATACAAAGTCTGCCTTACAAGTTTCGATTTATGCTGATTTATCAACATTAACTGTTACACCCGGAACAATTGTTACTGTAGCTACAAACGGTAATGGAAATTCAGAAACATATATCTATAACATAGATGGTTCATGGACCCGTATTGGATTAACAAACGGTACAATCGAATTTAGTAGTGCATTATGGGATTACTCTACTTATAGACTAGGATTTGGTGACAATTTCTTTGACACTACTCCGTATGATGAGTACCCATCAGAAGAAACTAGATATATTATTCGTTCTTTAAATGAAGAAATTTACAACAATGAATTGTTAATTTTCAGAAATAAAAGTTTAATTTTATTATTTGAATACATTCAGAGTGAAACATCTGAAAATCAAAATTATTTGCCTTGGTTAAATAAAACATCATTCTTAGATGTAGCACACACTATCCGTGAACTACGTCCGATTGAAGTATTCCAATCAGATAACGAGTTATTCTTGGAAGGTTACATGAATGAAGTTAAACCATATCATGTAGTTATTAAAGAATTCTTATTCAAGTATACTGGCACTGATGTGTACGAAGGTGATATCACTGATTTTGATTTACCTGCACAGTATAACAGTTCAGTGCAACAGTTTATAACACCGGAATTAGTTTATTCTAATCCAAACGGTGATAATCAGTATTTACCAAATGATCCTATATGGCAAACTGCCCCTTATAGTCAATGGTTTAATAATCACGGTGTAAGTATTGTTGGTGAAAATGATTATCCTATATCAGTATTAACATCATATGTTGCAACAAATTCAAACTCATGCTATGTTGATAACGTAACTGGATTCCCTGTTACTGGAACAATTTTAATTGGCACTGAGTTGATTGGATATTCTAGTGTAAATCTATTAACTAACCAATTATTAGGATTAGCAAGAGGATTAGAAAATACTGTAATACAACAACATATTCCAGGAGAAACAATCTTTATTGATTTGCCTGCTGTACTAGTGTTGAATGCAGGTAGATTGTATGACAATCCTCCTAAAATTACTGCAATAATTGATACTACTATATATCCTGAACCAACAGTTCCTGCACAGTTTGAAGCTGTAATGGGATTAGGTACTGTTATTGGTGTAAACGTTATAAATCCTGGACAAGGATATGCAGTACTTCCTAAAATTGAAATTGATCCTGCTATTGTTGTTGAAGTTAATAGCACTCAAGTAAATATTTCAAATAATACAATAGAACTTACTATACCTATATTACAGACAGGAGATTTGATTGTATATCAGCCTGGCACAACCAGTACTGTAATAGGTGGATTAACTTCAGGACAAAAATATTATGTTAACTTGTTGGAAGTTTCTCCGGCACCAATTATAGCACTTTACGCTAGTTACATTGATGCTGAAAGAGATCATAACCGTGTAGTTTTAACTAGCACTGGTTCAGGAGTTCAAAAATTAAACTTGGGTGCAGTTGCGTCTTGTATAACTAGCTCTGCACCAGTAAGAGAAAATAGTATTAATCTACGATTTGATAGAACTTCATATACTTCACAGGTAACTGAGTGGGCATCAGGTGATTTTTACGGTTCATTTTATGCAGGAACTTATTCAAACAGTGACCAAGTTTCATCTTCTTCAATAGCTTTGCAAAGCACTCAACCACCAATTGATACTATTTTGGCAAGTGCTCAGGGAGCAACATTTGAAATTTTAGATGCTACTAATGATCAAACATTAACATGGTCTTCACGCACAAGAGAAACGGTACAAACATATGGACCGGCTACCCTATATCCAAATGCTATAAGAATCAATCCATCAACAGGTGGCTCACCTGTTGCAGGAGAATTAGGTTCTACTATAGGTTTCTATATAGGAATGCCAGTAAAATTTGTAGGTGCAACTGTAGGAAATCTAGTTAATGAAACTACTTACTATGTAAAATCTTTAATAGATTTACCTAATCTAGTTACATCAAATCTAGAAGCCACTGGTTTTACTGTATCAGCGACTGTAGATGAAGACGGTGTGCCAGGATCAACATTTGTTCTTTCAACAGCAACTGTTACGGCTGCTGGCTTACCAATGTTTGTTGGTGAAGTCACTAATACTGCTGTGCTAACTATTAATTATAGCGGCATTAGAAACGCAACAGTCACTACAGCAGGTACCAACACAATTACAGTATTGCTTACTGCTACTGGACAAAATGGCACTAATGGATTGTATACAGGTATACCTGTATACTTTACCGGAGATGTGTTTGGCGGAATTTCTGAGAACGAGATTTACTATGTAACTACTGTTACTGGTCCACAGACATTCACTATGTCTACTCAAACAAATCCAACAACATTAACTATTACAGAAACAGACTCTGGAACTGATGCAATTACTTGCGAAAGCACATTATCACTTTCTGTTAATGAACCCGTAGTATTCACCGGAGATGTATTTGGTAATATTGTTGCAGGAACACAATATTATATCAGAGAGTTATTCTCAGGAAATATAACATTCTCAATTTCTGAAACTATTAACGGACCTGTATTTGCACTTGCATCTGATACCGGTTCTTGCACAATGACAAGTCAAAAGGACACCGTAACATTACAAGATGATACCGGTTCTATGACAATGAATGTCAGCTTACCAGTAAGTCCAGGACAAGTTAACGGACAACTGTTTACATTATATCCTACTTCTCAACAATATATCAACCAAACAGGTGTAGTTACAAACTTGATAGAAAGAGAAATTAGTGCAACCCTATCAACTGTAAACAGATTGTGCTTATCAACCTTTAGTGGTGGCATTTTAAATCTATACAATAACTTTGATTTTGATGTTGCAAGCAATATAGGTGGTCTAACAACATCCGGTGGACCATACACTGTAACCAATACAGGAACAACTATAGTTAACGTGTCTAGTACTAGCAGTTCAGGTAATTGGTTAACTGTACCATTAGATACTAACCCGTATACAACTGATGTGTTGTATTCTGGAATGCCAATAATATTCAGCGGTGTATCATTGGGCGGTGTATTATTAAATGTAGTTTATTATGTAGATACTATTGATGGAAGCCCCCCAGTTGGCTCAGGAAGATTTACCATATCAGAAACTTCTGATTTTTCAAGCGGTATATTTGTGGTTACCAATGATAACGGGGACATGATTGGTACAGGTGAGCCATTCATTCAGGTAGCAGATACGTTAAGTGATGCAACAGGTCCGGTAATGTTAACACAGGTTGTTGGCACTACCCCAACATTTGATGTGAGTTATATTTTAGGCGGGTACCGAGTAACAATCCAAAATTCAGGTAGTGGATATGCAATTGACAACACTATAACTATTTTAGGAACTAATTTAGGTGGCACTACACCAGATAATGATTTAGTGATGACTGTTTCTTCAGTTAATGCTACTGGTGGAATAGTATCTACAATATGTAACGGAACACCTGCAGGCACAATTGATCAATACTATTTTAAAGTTGTGTCAGAAAATCAAGTAGAAGTTTACGAAAATGAAGCCTTGAGTGTTCCGGTAAGTGGACAAAACTTCCCTTATGGTGGAATTACTTCAACTACCGCTACAGTAGCAACTGCTTCAAATGATAGATTTACAGTAACTAGTTCAGCCGACTTTAGTATAAATGATCCGGTCGTATTTACTGGAACAGTATTTGGTGGAATTACATTAGGTCAAACATATTATATTAAATCTAAACCAACAGGCACTACTGTTACTATTACAGAAACTGTAGATGGTACTGTATTCAATATCACGACAGATGCTACAGGTTCGATGACAATGGCAAAATCAGGTGATTATGCACTATTACCGGAGCCATTCTTCTTTAGTCCTAGTATCGTGAAATATAACAATCGTGTTTATCAATGTATTATAAGTAACAATGACCCTGAATTTATTTTAGGTAAATGGGAACTACTAGATCCGGGTAGTAGAAAACTTAATGGGTTAGACAGAGTTATTGCATATTACAGACCTACTGTAAATATGCCAGGTGTTGATTTAACTCAATTAGTTACCGGAATAACATATCCAAATAGTACATATTTGGGTAATGCATTTGCTCCGGATGACGAATTTACAGTAGATGTTAATTTAACAGATCAACCATTTTACCCAACCGGAATTGATTTAAGTACTATTATTTGGAATGGGATAACATATCTTGCAGGATCAAATGCAGAAACGTATTCATCTATTAATTTAAGTGAGACTGGTTCATCTTGGATCATTAATAAAATTGCCAATCAATCAATTGGTGTTACTGATTTGCTTTTTGCAGGAGGCAGATATGTTCTAACTTCTACTAATCCAGCTACTCCTATATTAATAAGTGATAATGGACTTACTTGGATTACTAACGGAACATTTACTCCGTTCGATTCAACACCATACGATTTAACAACTTTTGATATATCTTCTGTGAGTGTTCCTTCTCTATTATTGAATGGGGTAGCGTACCATAACGGAATATATATTGCAGTAGGTAATAATATTATTTCATCTACTGATTTGTATTCATGGGTTGAGCGTTATGCATTCACAAGCACTACATTATCAAATGTATTAAAAGATGTTGCTTATGTTAGCACTCCTGGATATACTGGATTTGTTGCAGTTGGATTAGGTCAGCGTTTAGTTAGTGGAACAGCAGTAAATGTCGCATTAATATTCACTAGTACGGACGGTTATAACTGGAATCAAGTATCGTTTACTGACACAGTATTCTCATTAAATGCAATTGCATCAAACAGCGGTAGCATTGTTGCAGTTGGTGATGATGGTATTATTTATACTAGTTTCAATACTATTAACTGGTTCGCACAAACATCACCAGTGTCAGAAAACTTAAACAATATAATTTGGGATAGTTATAATAATCAATTTGTTGCAGTAGGTGACAATGGAACTATATTGACAGGTGATGCTAATGGCAATACATGGACAGCACAAACATCTGGTACAACAGAAAATATTGAAAGTGTTGTTTGGAACAATGACGATGAAATTTATATTGCTGTTGGATTAAACAATACAATTTTACAAAGTGTCGATGCTATAACATGGGTCTCAATCGCTACATTTGAAGTATTACCTTCAGTCTATGATATACAAGGTGATGCATTTACTGCAGGCTATGGTCCGGAAGAAATGGTTCCTGGGGTAGTATCTGATACTATTACTATGACTGTTGCGACCCGTCCAGGAACTAACTGGGACGAAACTGTTTATCAACATGTTGGCTATAATGTAGTATCTATTGAATTATCACCAATTAACGCACTGCAAACAGAGTACAGTTTTGTAAATGTAACCTCAACTCCTGCACAAGCAAGCGTGTTTATTATTGACTATACAACAGAGTTAAGCACAACAATTTATGAAGGTATCGACTATACAATAGATTGGGTCAACAAAGTTGTGACTTTAACAACTCCATTAAGTTTCGTTACAGTAGGTACCTCAGATAGATTGCGTATTGATGTATATGAAGTTGGTAACGGTGATCAGTTAGTAAAAGCAAATACAGAGACTGATCCTATTAGATTAAACACCACTACTGGATTTCAAGAAATATATGTAAATGCTAATTATAGTGCAGACATTTATCAAGGTTCAGGTATTATTAGACCTGATACTAATCCACTAGAAGCGATAGCGATTGCGACCGATGAAATAACGGACGCAATTACTTGTGAAAGTGTTGAGAATTTCGTATTGAACGGCACAATTACTTTTAGTGGAGCAGTGTTTGGTGGAATTGTAGAAGACCAAGTTTATTATGTAAAATCTATTAGTTATGTATCAAATAGAATTACTATTTCTGAAATATTTAATACAGGTTCAGGCACTGCAGGAGCAACGTTCCCGTTGACTACTGCAACCGGATTAATGACTGCAATTATTCAAGTTGGTACCGGTACAGTATGGACAACACCTAGCGTGTTCCACAATGGTACTAAGTTGGTATTGGGTCATACTGCAAATATAACTAGAACTAAATCAGGAACCAATACTATAACTACAAATACTACCGGTGACTTAGTTCCTAATCTATCTATTAAGTTTAGTTCAACTATGTTTGGTGGAGTAATCGTACCGTTACAAACATATTACATTAAAACAATTTATGATGGAAATGAATTTACAATTTCAGAAACACCAGGTGGCGCAGAATTAGAATTGACTAACGCTACAGGTGGTGCAATCTTCATATCAGGTGATTATGCAATTGGTATTGCAGATAATGGAATTTCTGCTGCGGTGTTGTTGGCAAATGAATATGATGCATTAACAGACTATATCACTTATACTTTCTTTGGACAAACATTACCTGTACAGTATGGTTATACAATCCCAGAAGTGCAACTATTTGAGGGTGATGGATCAACCGCATCATTCACATTAACTAATTATGTGGGTGATAGTAATGTTACAAGTGCAATTGTTGAAATTGATGGTGTAAGACAAACTATTTCTGCCTATACTATAAGTGCAATCTCTAACACTATATTGTTCAACACACCTCCGTCAAACGGATCAACTATAGCAGTTACCTCATATAATTTGACAGACCGTCAATATTTTAATACACAGTATGGCATTACAGGTTCTTCTGGTGCAACTACGACTACTATCGTAGTCAGTGACACAACTCATAGCGTGGGCACGTTTGACCAAGATACTCCAACTGCTCAGACATTTGACCAAGATACTCCTAGTGTAGTTTTATATGATCAAGAATTAGATTGGCTAACATTGGGTTCAGGCTCAACAAGTAGTCTATCAATTAATTTCCCAATCGTATTCCAAGCACCAACTTTAGGTGGATTAATTGCTGGACAAATTTATTATGTGGTAGAAATATTAAATTCAACTGATTTTGTTGTGTCTACTCAGGTAGATGGAACACCTACAACAGTTACTACTGATAGTGGTTCAATGAATGGTGTGGTTAATGGATTAACAGTCGCTAATATAATTAATATTAATAATGCTATTTCTAGTCCTTTGGCAACTGTGTTAGTAACTGGAACTACTGGTGGTGCATCAGATTATGTAGTGTGTGGTTCTACAACTGGATTAATTGTAAATCAACCAATTATATTTAAAGCCGCAATAACTACTGCTGGATCATTCACAGTAGGTGACACTTATAAAATTACTACACTAACCGGTACTTCACAAGTGCAGTGGAACACTACTGCTGGAACTTCGGGAGTAACATATGTAGTGGGTGATATATTCACAGCCGCAACAGTGGGTGCTGGTACTGGTCAAGCATTGTTAACTAACTTAGGTGGAATCGACACATTAGGTGAAGTTTACTTTATTCGTTCTGTTGCAAGTGGAACTGAATTTACAATTAAAGATCAGTATGGTGCATTAGTTAATCTAACTACTGCTAGCGGTAGCTTAGTTGGGTTTATGGGTGGTCTATCTGCAATTAGTGTAACAACTGGTATAGATCATAATTTATCAGAAAATGAGATAGTTCGTATTGATGGAACATTAGGTTCAGTACAACTTAATAATAATACTTATTATGCTAAGATAGTAACAGATACTATATTCATGTTGTATGATCAACCCTATAATCCGGCACTGAATGCAGTTAACTATCCAGTAACATTCTCATCTACTTATATATCAGGTGGTTATGCTTGGTTGGATGGATTATTTACTATATCATGCACGAATACAATTAGTACTTCTTCTACTGGAAATAGAATTACAGTAGATAGCACTGAGTCATTAATTCCTAATACTCCTATATACTTTACTTCAATAGGTGAAAGTCAAGGTACTGACATATTAGGAAATATCCTAGCAAAAACTGAATATTATGTTTTAGCGGTAAGACCTGAAGTAATTGCTGACGATTTCATCGTTGGTAATGAATATCAGATTGTAGACCTTGGTGATACTGATTGGAATACTTGTGCTGGAACAAGTAGTGTTACGTATGCAATTGGAGACACTTTTGTTGCAGCCGCAACTGATCCAGGAACTACCGGCATCGCAATCGGTTTACAAGAGTTTACTATTACTGAAACTAGATTCCCTAATGACGCTGAAGTTGTATTAACTGATGCTACTGGTTCAGTTGATGTTTCACAATTCCAGCAAGTTAATGTTGATAGATTGTGGGTAACAATAAATGGATACAGAGTTCCTTCTTCATTGTTAAGAATTAATGAATATAATAATTTAAGTATTCTGTCAACTGTTAGTACCGGCGATGAAATTGTTATTACAAGCATGATGCCAACAGCAACACCGAATGAAAATGTATATTTGTTAAATGTAACGACTACTAATCAACCTACAGTTTATAGAGCAAATACTCAAACTAGAACTTGGTTAACTCAACCATTGAGTTTCACGGATGAAGTTATTTACTTAAATGATGCTACTAGGGTTACTGATTCTATCGTACAAGAAGTAATTGCGCCCGCGCCAGTTGACAGTAAATATAATATTGGATTAGAAGCTAATAAAAATGTAATATGTCACGTGACCGTTTACAACAATACAACTTCAACTCTAGTAGATCCTGCTAATTTTGAAATTATTATTGTTGATTTAGCTCCAATATTACAGATTTCCGATGAAGTAAGCACTGGAGATTCGTTGACAGTGACTACACTTGAAGGAAGATTGTTGTTTGTTAATGGAGAACAGATTGCGTTTGCTGAATGTGATATTGTAAATAATACAGTCAGTGGATTAACTAGAGGGGCAAATGGTACAGGGGAACAAACGTTTATCCCGTTATATTCTGAAGTATTTGGTATTATTCCTAATAACAGAATGACTAATGTAACCTACGGGGATGTGTGGAATTCTTACATTTATAATCCAATAGACGGGGATCCATTGCAAATTAGTCAGACTACAGGTGCAAATTTCTTAAAAGTGGATAGAAGTTAAAAGATAAATAAATATATGAACGAAAACTTGGAAAATTCAAAGCAAGAGCAACCCGAAAAATCTGGGCCAAAACCTAACGAACATGGTGGGTTTTATTTTTCTTCTAGTATTAAAATAACAGATCCTAATAGCAAAGAAATATTAGTCCACATGCGAGGCGATAACTAATGTCAGTAATTACACTATCATATAAAATAGAAGGATTTTTAAAAATCTATGACCCTAACAACGGGGAAATATTTGTAGATAAGAAAAATGCCATCAATTATGAAAATATGTCAGAAGCAATTGCTGACACTCTAAGTAGCCGTGGATACGGTGAAATATACGAGATGGCGTTTGGTAACGGCGGGGCAAGCGTTTCTGATACCGGTGTCATCACATATTTGCCACCTAATACTACAGGACAAAATGCAGCCTTGTATAACCAAACTTACGCTAAAATAGTAGATGATACTAGCGTTTTTAACTTAGACCCAACTAGAAACAAAATGACAGTTTCTCATACGACAGGTAAAGTTTATACGGATATTCTAGTGCAATGTTTATTAGATTACGGCGAGCCTGCAGGTCAGGCAGCTTTTGACAATAGTACGTCAACCGATTCAGCATATATTTTTGATGAATTGGGTTTACTTGCAAATTACGGTACAGATAATGATGGAAACGTCATTACTAGACTATTAACTCATGTGATTTTTCACCCCGTACAAAAGAGTTTAAATAGACAGATTCAAATAGACTACACAGTTAGAATTCAAAGTCTGACTAATTTAGTGACAATATAAGATAAATAACAGATATCGGAGAAATTTTAAAATGGCATATACAATTATAAAATCAAATGGACAGGTTTTAACCACCATTCCTGACGGTACTATCAATACTAGCAGTACATCACTGGGCTTACCCGGAAGAAATTTTGCTGGTTACGGACAGTACGTTGACACAAACTTTGTCCATATGATGGAAAATTTTGCCGACACTACCCCACCTGCTAACCCATTACAAGGTCAATTATGGTACAATACCAATGCTAATACATTGTATGTTTGTCCTGCTGACGGAACAGCAAACGCTAATGCATGGTTAGCACTGACTTCAACCTCAAGTGGCGGTACAACAACATTTGGTGCTGTTACAATCACAGGAAATTTAACAGCTAATAATGCAACTATTACAAACGGAATCACTGCTGATACAATCACAGTTAGATTAGCTACAGTAACAGATTTAGCTACAATTGCTAATGCAAACGTTACAACTGCTAACGTAGGAACAACAAATACAACAACAATTTCAGCTGGTTCACAATCAACTAATGGCACGTTGACTGGTGTATGGACTGCTAATGGTTCAGGTACTGCAAACAGTGTTGCCGGAACAAGTATGTGGGTTACCGGTGGTAACTTAGTTATCACAGGCGGTGCAAGTTTAGGTATCAGAACAGATAATTATTATTATGCTAACGGAACACCAATCAGTTTTGCTGGTACATATAATAACGGCAATGTGTTTGATTATTTGACAGGGTCGAATTCAGTTTCAAGATTTGGTGGCGCAATCGCGGTATCTAGTATTACTACAGCTAATATAACAACAGGAGCTTCAGGCACATCTGGTCAATTAACTGGTAACTGGACATTAAGTAGCGGTTCACGATTGAATGCAACATACGCTGACTTGGCAGAACGTTTTGAAGCAGATGCTTCATATGAGGCCGGTACAGTAGTTGAATTAGGCGGAGACAAAGAAATTACTGCTGTTCAGTATGAATTAAGCGAAGATGTGTTCGGTGTTATATCTGACACAGCGGCTTATTTAATGAATTCAGCAGCCGGTTCAAATGATACTCACCCTCCAGTAGCAATGACTGGTCGAGTACAAGTTAAAGTAATGGGCGTAGTTAAAAAGGGTGATAGATTAGTTAGTGCAGGCAAAGGAATCGCTAGGGCAGCTAAAAAGGGCGAAGCTAATGCATTCAATACTATTGGTCGCTCATTGGCAAACAAAACTGATGAACAACTCGGCACCGTATTAGCAACCGTAGTTATTGCAAGATAAGGAATAAAAATGGCATACGCACAATTTGGTACAATTCAAGCCGCAGACTTCAACACATTAGTCGGTGGTGACCCAGTAACTTCATCGGGTACATTAAATGCTGTTTGGGCAACAGGTGGAACTAATGCTGGGTATGGTCAAACAGCAGTAGCTAACGTAGCAGTTGGTGCTGTAGTCTCAGCAAATCAGCAATGGGCAAATTTGGTAACATATACTGCTAACTCAGCAACACACCAAGGCACTTCAATAACTGCGGTCACTGCACCAGTCACCGGCGGAACTATTACATATCTATCTGCAATTCCTTCAAACTTAACTTCAATTTATAATAGTAGATTAAACGCAGCTACACAGGGTGCAACTACTTCTAATTCAGTGGCATATGGTAGTACTTGGACAGCCGGTATCACGTTTACACATACTGTTACTTTTGCAAATGGAAATGCCGCAAGATATTTCTTTAACTCAGGTGGTCAATTAAAAGTAACATGTTCACATGCAAACTCAACTGCTGGTATTAACTTATTATTAAATAATTTAGCAAGTAATGTGGGAACAGTTGTTATGAGTTCTCCTACATCAGGTGCAATTACAGTATCAGGTACATCTTATAACGGAATCACTAAGATTGGTGGAGGTGGCAATGCACCTACTATTAGTACTAACACAGGGTACTTTGCGTTGACTACGTCCAATGCAACAATATTTACGCAAACAGCAAGCACAGGTCCTTCTGGATATTTGGGAACATTTATTCGTATGATTGCAAAATCAAATGGAACCCAAGGTGCAAACGGAGATGCAGGTAGTGTTATAACCATATACACTATTTGGGATGAAGTTCCGGACGGTCTTACTGCTGGCACAGGTTCAACTACAACTGTTACTGCACAGGCACCAGAAACAACTAATATAGCTAATACTTGGGGTGCAATTACTATCTCGGGTACAGTTTCCGGTTCATGATTTTTATTAACGTCTTTGTATCTATCTAAATACTCTTAGGAGTACACATGGATACAAAGACATTGATTTCCGAAGCCAAAGCCCGCTTCAATCACAACTCAGCCAAAGCATATTTAAAAGACAAGTACGATAGCAAATTTATCGTAGCAGACCAATCAGGTCTTTGGAGAGCTGACTTAGAAACTATTAATTTTTTAACTGCCTATACGGATGACTGGGTTATTTTAATTGACACCTTTAAAAATCCAGTCAGAGTTAACAGAGTTACTCTACTTGAAAAACTTTCTGAAACATACAAATCTGTTATGGATGAATGGTATACAGAATGGACTGCATTAGAGAAAAAAAGATGAGTAGAGGGGCTTTACTATTTGCATTTAATAGTCCTAAATTTAACTACTATGATATGGCAGTAGCAACTGCTAAACGCATTAATCACTTTTTGGACATCCCGGTTACTATAGTAACGGATAAAGAATCATTGCCTAAAAAACAAAGTTACACGTTTGACAATGTTATATTAGCAGAGGCTGATAAAAACAATAAGCGTGACTGGGGTATGTGGATAAATAAAGGTCGATATCGTGCTTTTAATTTAAGTCCGTATGATGAAACTTTATTATTAGATACGGATTACATGGTAAATTCAAATAAGTTGTTAAAAACTTTTGATTTACCTACTGATTTTTGTTGCCATGATACCACTAGTTTTCTAATGTATCCTGATGCCTCACAAGAAGTACTCAGTGCATATAGTTTTAAAACATTATGGGCAACTGCAATTACTTTTAAGAAAACAAAAAGATCAAAATTAATATTTGATTGTTTAGAAATGGTTCAGAAAAATTTTGAGCATTATGCAAACCTCCATGGTTTTATTTCTGTAACTTTTCGTAATGACTATGGATTGACCTTAGCTACTAGAATAGTTAACGGACATACTACTCCCATAGAAGACATAATTCCCTGGAATCTATTACATGCAGGTAAAAACACCACCATATATAAAAACAGTGATGATGAATTTAATACTGACTATACTATAATGTTTGATAATTGGAATAGAGGTAAGATTCGTAAAGAATATATAACCATTAAAGATACTGACTTCCACGTTATGAACAAAGAAAACTTTTTGGAGTTAATCAAATGACCAAAGGTTTTGTAATAATGGCACAAGATACAGCAAATGTGAAATATACTCATTGTGCCAAAGCATTAGAAAAAAGTATAAAGCGTGTTATGCCAAACGCTAATGTTACTATTGTTACTACTAAAATGCTGCCTCACGGAGATTTGGCTCCTGCGAGTGATTGGAAACTAATAAACGATTGGCAAGTCTATGAAGCAAGTCCATATGATGAGACTATTAAATTAGAAGCAGATATGTATATTCCTAGAAGTATTGAACATTGGTGGGATGTATTATCTCAAAAAGATGTTGTGGTGTGTAATACTATTAGGAATTTTAAACAAGAAATTTCAGATGTGCGAGTCTATCGCAGATTTATTGATGATAATAATTTACCAGATGTATATAACGCAATTACGTATTTTAAAAAATCAGATACCGCTAAACAATTTTTTGATATCGTAAAAAATGTATTTGATAATTGGAAAGAATATAAAGCTATACTAAAATGCAATCCAGAAGAACCGGCAACAACTGACTGGGCGTATGCAATTGCATGTCATATTGTTGGTATTGAAAAAACAATGTTACCTAACTTTACCGAAATGAGTATGGTGCATATGAAACAATTTATTAACAATACCCCCACAGAAAATTGGACAGACACATTTGTTTATGAATGTTTGCCCAATCAAATTAGAATTCAAACCGTACCACAATTTTATCCTTTTCACTATCATATAAAAAACTTTAGTGATAAAATATTAGAAAGTATGAAATGAATACTGAAGACACCTCATCAGATTTTGTAATAATATGGGAACCTCCTAAACTAGAAACACCTGAGTTTAGGTTATATTATGATAGCACCGGCGCAGTAATATGTTATACCGGTGACAAATCTGTGCAGGGTAATTATATTGTAATTGATGCACATACATTCGCTGCCGCAAGACCTGACGTAAGAGTTATTGATGGTAGGATATCTAGTGTTGCACCTAATGCAGTAGTTTATAAATTAATGCCAGACAATATTGAAGGTAAAGACTGTCACATTGAAGATATAAGTATATTGGTTGACGAATTATATACTGGCAAAAAGAAAAAATGGAAATTAAACATATATGAACTCTGATGATATTATTGATGTTGCAGATTTAGATTGTGTTTATCTAAGCTATGATGAACCACAAAAAGAAGAATTTTGGATTAAAATAAAAAATATGGTGCCTTGGGCAAAACGTGTTGATGGCGTTAAAGGAAGTGATGCCGCACACAAAGCCGCAGGAGAAGCAAGTGATACTGAACGTTTTATTCTAATTGACGGCGACAATATGCCAAACGAAGATTTCTTCAATATTCAATTAGATTTTACAAACAAAGATCCTTCATTTAAGAAAGCACAGTTTCGTTGGAAAGCAGTAAACAGTGTTAATGGCTTGCGTTATGGCAATGGTGGCATGAGTAGCTGGACAAAAGAATATGTTGCTAACATGAAAACACATGAACATCAAACAGAAGGTGATGTTTCTCGAATTGCTGATTTCTGTATGGGCGGTAATGATAACTTATATTGGGCTATGTATAATTGCTACAGTACAACATATCCTAACCACACACCGTTCCAAGCATGGCGTGCAGGATTTCGTGAAGGTGTTAAAATGAGTTTAGACAGAGGTGCAAGGCCTTCTGTTGAAGCATTTAAAGAAACCGTAGCAAGTAGAAATTTAAATAACCTAACTATCTGGCACAATGTGGGCATGGATGTAGAAAACGGCGAATGGGCTATAATGGGAGCCCGTATGGGTACACATATGACTATGCTCACTGATTGGGACCATGCTAACGTGCAGTGGTTTGATAACTACGTTGAAATGTGGGATAAAATAAAAGATGAAGATCCATTAACACTATCAGAAGCCTATGGAATTGAGTTAAAGACTAAATTAGATTTGCCTATGTGCGTATTAGATAGTGACCAAAGTAAATTCTTTAAGCGTCACTATAAAGCAGACTTTCATAACTTAGACCCGTTAGTAACTGAGATGGATGTTATTCGTAAAATTGAAGGATGGTAATGAGTAGTGAACAACAACGTATAAAAGACATTAAGATTAAAATTGAGAATGAAGTAGGTCCAACCTTCTGTCTTGCTAAATGGCATCATGTTACTATGTATCTACAAACAGGAGAAACACATAGTTGTTATCATCCGCAACCTCACAAAATTCCAATGAGTGAGTTAATTGACAATCCGTCAGCATTACATAATACGCAACAGAAAAAAGAAGAACGTAAACTAATGTTAGATGGAGGTAAACCATCAGGTTGTCAGTATTGCTGGAACATTGAAGCAATGGGACCAGACTATATTAGTGATAGACATATACGCAACGCTAGTATATTCACAGAAGAACGATACGAACAGACTGTAAAAGGTCCTTGGAATCAAAATATAAATCCAGAATACTTAGAAATTAACTTTGGTAACGAATGTAATTTTAAGTGCGGCTATTGTCATCCTAAGTACTCTACTAGTTTCTATAACGAAATTAAAAAGAATGGCCCTGTCACCGCAGTAAAAAATCATAGATGTGATATTGACTGGATGACACTTTATCAACGTGAAGAAGAAAATCCATATGTTGATGCGTTTTGGAAATGGTGGCCTGAACTACGCAAAACATTGAACATCATGCGTGTAACGGGAGGCGAACCCACGATGCATACTAGTACATGGAAATTGTTGAAAGAGATTGAGCAAGATCCTATGCCTTGGTTAGAACTAAATATCAATAGTAATTTAGGAACTAAAACTGCACTAGTAGAAAAATTAGCTGATAGTGTTAAAAAATTAGTAGACGATAAAAAAATACGTGCATTTAAATTGTTTACTAGTATGGATACATGGGGCGAACGTGCAGAGTATATTAGAACCGGATTAGATTTAGAACTGTGGGAAAAGAATTTCCACACATATTTGGCCCGTACAGACAGTCCAATCACATTTATGATAACCTTTAATATATTTTCAGTCACTACATTTAAGTCATTGCTTGAAAAAATGTTAGAATGGCGTGAACAATATGGTTGGTATGAAGATATAAAAAGCCATCGTGTTAGATTTGACACCCCGTATTTGCGAGACCCAATCCAATACGATATGAATATATTGCCTAAAGAAGAATTCATGCCTTATATGAATGACACACTGGCATTTATGAAAGCTAATGTAGATGATGAAGCCAGTAATAAATTTACAACAGTTGAATATGAAAAATTTAAACGTGTTGTTGATTATATGGCTGAGACAGTATATCCAGAAAGTAAATTGATTGAAGGTCGCAGAGACTTTTATAATTGGTTTAATGAACTAGATGAACGCCGCGAAAATGATATGTTATCTGTGTTTCCTGAAATGCTAGGATTTTATAGATTATGTCAAGAGGTTAACCAAACACATCCAAAATGACAGAAAAAATATCAAACAATAAAGAATTCGATCTTACGCAAAGTAAAACTTTTTGCATGTCTCCTTGGATACACTTGTATTCAAGTCCAAGCGGAATAGCCGCGCCATGTTGTATTGCTGAATCAGGTGCTCACGGTGGCGTAGGCAACACTAGAACACAATCATTAATGGAAGTAGTCAATTCACCTAAAATGAATCAACTACGAAATGATATGCTATCTGGGGTAAAAAATAACGAATGCAATAAATGTTACATGCATGAAGACCAAAACTTATTAAGTTCACGTAATATGCTTAATACTAGATTTGGTCCTAATTTCTATGATGAAGTCATTGAAAATACAAACACCGACGGATCATTGTCTGAATTCAAAATGAGATATTTTGATATTCGTTTTAGTAACATATGTAATTTTAAATGTAGAACATGCGGTTCTGGCTTTAGTACACAGTGGGAACAAGAAGACTTAAAAAATAATCTTTACCATGCAAAAATAATTCCAAAAAATGATAATCCAGATTTTTTAAAAGAAATATTTGATCAAATAGATTTTATGGAAACTGCTTATTTTGCAGGAGGGGAACCTTTAATCACAGAAGAACATTATATCTTGTTAGAAGAAATGATACGAAGAGGTCGTACTGATATTCAACTAAGGTATAACACAAACTTAAGCAATTTAAAATTTAAAAACAAAGATTTATTATCCCTGTGGAAACATTTTGGTAAAGGGGTCGATATATATGCAAGCATTGACCATTACGGAGAACGTGCAGAGTATATAAGACACGGAACAGATTGGGGAGTAGTAGAAAGTAATTTTTTACAAGCCAAAAAAACTCCGTATTTAAGAGTGAATATGAACACTGTATTAAGTGTTTTTAATTTTTTAACAATACATGAATTTTATCAATATCTAATAGATAAAAAATTATATACTCCTAGTAGTAGTGTTTATACACTATATAATATGTCAACTCCTGATTATTTGGCTTGTCATATTTTGCCCTTAGATTATAAAGATGTTGGAAAAAATAGTATTGAAAAAACTATGCAATTATTAAAAGATAAGAGATTTAAAAAACACCATATAACGCAACTATCAGATACTATTCCTTGGATTTATTCAAAAGATTCATGGGATGAAAACAAATATCAATTTAGAAAAGAAGTAAAAAGATTAGATTCAATTAGAGGGGAAGATTTTTCAAAAACTTTTCCTGAATTAGCTCCGTTGTTACTTCCAGATCGTAATAAATTTTTCCCTATATGAACAAAAATTATCTATTAAATGATAGCAAAACGTTTTGTATGTTTCCTTGGGTACATCTAAATGTAACACCTAAGGGTGATATATACCCTTGCTGTAGCAATGACTACACACAACCTTTCGGAAACACAAAAGAAATAACATTAAAACAGGCATTTAACAGTGAACCAATGAAGCAATTGCGATTGGACATGTTAAATGACAAACCTAATAAAATATGCAATTTTTGTTACAAGCACGAAGAAGCAGGTCCTCATTCGTTTAGAAATTACAGTAAAGAACATTTTGGTAAACACTTTGATGAAGTTGTGCCTACTACATTAGAAGATGGAACTGTTCCTGAATTTAAAATGCACTACTTTGACATTCGTTTTAGTAACATATGTAATTTCAAATGCAGAACATGCGGTAGTGAGTTTAGTAGTCAGTGGGGAGCAGAGATGCGAGCCAATCATGATCCTAAGCATCCTATTATTATTCATGCTGATGAAAAGGGTAATTTATTACGTGAAGTGTTAGAACAAGTAGAACACATTGATTTGGCATATTTTGCAGGTGGAGAACCCACACTTACCGAAGAGCATTATATAATGCTTGAAGAAATGATTCGTAAAGGCCGTACTGACATTACACTACGCTATAACACAAACGCTAGTAATATCAAGTTTAAAGACTATGATTTACTAGACATGTGGAAGCACTTTAAGAAAATTGAATTGAGTTGCAGTGTTGACCATTATGGTGAACGTGCAGAATGGCTACGTCATGGCACTGATTGGGGGTTAGTTGAAAGTAATCTGTTAAAGTTCCGTGAATTAGATTATGTTAGTTTCCAAATGAACACTGTATTCAGTATCTTTAACTATAGTACAATTGGTGAATTTTATCAGTACTTAAAAGACAAGAATATTATTAGAGCAGAAGATTGGTATCATAGTTTGTACTTGGCAGTACATCCTAGTTATTATAGTGCTAAGAGTCTACCCAAAGAATTAAAAATTGAAGCCGCAAAGAAAGCACTTGAATGGGCAGATAAGAATACAGGTGATCATACCTCATTATCACGCTTAGTTACTGATGCAGTAAACTTTGCTACAGATGATGATACATGGACTGAAAATAAAGAAACTTTCATGTTGCACACAGGTTCAGGAGATAGAATTCGTAATGAAAGTTTCTGGAAAACATTCCCTGAATTAAATAAATTGATGGATTTAACGGAGTAAAAATGCAAGACCCAATAGTTGTAGAGAATTTAGTAAAACATGGTAAACACTTTTGTGTATTACCCTGGGTCCACTTTCATTCATGGCCTGATGGCAGAGTTATGCCTTGCTGTGTTGCTGACAGTAATATGCCAGTGGCTGAGATTAAAAAAGATGAATCTATCATACAAATGGTTAATAGTGAAGATTTCAAAAAAATGCGTACTGCTATGTTAGCTGATGAACCAGTTGAAGCATGTAAGCGTTGCTATGACCTAGAGTTAATGGGTACTTGGACAATGCGTTTAAGCCACAATAAACGCCGAGGATTAGAGTATGTTAATCATATAAGTGAAATTACAGAAGATGATGGTAGTTTGACTGAATTCAAAATGAAATACATGGATTTACGTTTTAGTAATATGTGTAACATGAAGTGCCGTAGTTGCGGTCCTGGCTGTAGTAGTTTATGGGCACAGGAGTTTATTGATGAACGCGGAGTTGATGTATACGAAGAATATTTTCACACAAAAAAAATTGTAATTAACAAAGCAGAAGAAATGGGCTTTATGAATAAATTAAAGCCATATCTAAAAGACGTTACTGAGGTTTACTTTGCTGGTGGTGAAATTATTATCACTCCTGAACATTATGAATGTTTAGATTATTGGATTGAGAATGGTTTAAACGAACAAGTTGAACTAACATATACAACTAACTTTAGTTCGTTGAAATACAAAGACAAAGATTTAATTGGCTATTGGAAGAAATTCCCCCAACTTAAAATATGGGCTAGTTTAGATGCAGAAGGATCAGTTGCAGAAACTATTCGTAAAGGAACAGATTGGGACAGAATTGTTAAAAATATTAAAACATTAAAAGAGCAAGTACCACATGCACAGTTTCAAATTACTCCTACTATTAGTATTTGGAATGTATTTCATTTCCCTGATTTCTTTGACTATATGATCGAACAAGGATTTATTGATACAACATCAAGTCCTAGATTTAATCTAGCAACTAATCCATGGTATGCAAATATTATGATATTACCTGTTCACGTTAAACGTAGATTAGCAGAGTTATATCGGGTGTATCAAAACAAATATAAAGACAACGTTGATATCTACAATGGTTTTAAGATGATTATATACAACTTAACTGTAGGTGAAGAAAACAAAGGTGGAATCTTAGAATTCAAACAGTTTAATGATGAGTTAGATGAATTCAGAGATGAAAAATTAATAGACATTATTCCAGAATTAAAAGAGGTATATGAATGGGCAAAAAGCTAATCGCAATTGAGGCGCCACAGCCCTATCTTGCAATCACATGGCAAGTTAACAACTATTGCAACTTTAAATGTAGCTACTGCAATCCTGGTAATTGGGGAGGCACAGATATTAATGACGGTAATTTAGATTTGTATATTAGCAATTTAGCTACCATGATTAATAAGTATAAAGCTGCCGGATATAAGAATTTTAAGTTCTTCTTTAGCGGTGGTGAACCTACAGCATGGAAAAACTTTATTCCAATATGTGAATGGATTTATAAAGAACTACCACGTGCTACACTGGCAGTAAACACTAACCTATCCCGCCCGTTAGCATGGTGGGAAAAGCATTATCATTTGTTTGATGATGTTGTTGCTAGTTACCATGTTGAGTTTAGTGATAAAAGAAGATATGAAGAAAACAGTATTTTCTTATGTGATAAAGTAAACTATCTTAGCACCAAGATGCTAATGCATGAAGAAAGATTCTGGGAAGTAGTTGAGTATGGTAATTATTTAAAAACAGTAATGCCAAATTATTTCTTAGAATGGACTCCGTTGTTTGATGAGATGAGTGTTAATGCAGGGCCTTGGCAGTATAAAGATCCAGCAAAAGAACAATGGCTACGTGAACACACTACTGAGATTCAACAAACTAAACGTAAACCTATGAAGCGAACAACACTTACGGTTAGTTATAATAAATATGATGACGGAAGTAATGAAGTTTGTAATAGTAATGAAGTGATTGTAGCAGGTAATAATTTCTTTAGTGGTTGGAATTGTAATGTAGGTGATGCTATTTTTATTAATCCAGTGGGTGAAATGAGTTTAGCAAGTTGCGGCATGGGCGGTTATGTTGGACATATATTAACTGACATTAATCGTGTAGGACCAAAACAAATTGTATGTGAAAAAGAACATTGTCATTGTGGTACTGATATTATCATTCCTAAATTTATAGAAGAAACAATATGAGTGGCCCAATACGCATAGCATATAGTTGGATAGGGCCCAGAGGCCCTATGATTAACACAGAGCTACCTAACATATTATCTTTTGCTGCCGTAGCAGAAGGAGCACAAACAACTTCTCGTAACTTTTGGGCAGATGATATATGGTGGAGAATATTCCATGAAAACGGAGATTATGAATTATCTAGCATATTTGGGCTAGATCAAAGACATACTTTTATATACCCTTTCACGTTAACTTGGCGTATTCCCTTTGCTAATTACTTTTATGGAAACTCAGGAATACTTGAATTTTCACATACCCCTAATCATATTATACATCATGTGCGTAGAAGTAATGGTTATATTTTAATTGATTGTACTGCGGAAGCGTGGGTAGAAGATTCTCATTTGCAAGCAATGCATACTTATTTTGGTCACTTTAATCACATTCCAATGGGAAAAATTATATATCTTACTGGTTGTATGAATGCAACAGATGTATATGAAAAATTCTGTAAGGAAAATAACGTACCAAATAATAGTAGGGATAGAATGAAATTATTTTCTTTTCCTATATCTCAAAGTGGAATTGCAACTAATTTATTTCATCAGCCCAATGAACCTGTGTATGATGTTGATACTGTCCCTGAGAAATTATTTTTGTGTTGGAACAGAAGATTTCGCAGTCATAGAACATCTCTAGCCCTGGCTCTTAATAAACATGGATTAGTTGACAGGAGTTATTATAGTATGGGATTAGTAGACCCGGAAGCAACTACCGTAACCTTTCAAAGTACAGTCGATTTATATAACGGCAACACAAATGGAATAACAACAGATGATGTAACTAATTTTGTAAATAAATTACCATTGATAATTGATGGTGAAAATGATATCCATCAAATGTGCCAAGACTTTGATGCCGCCGCCCGCAATTTTTATATCAATAGTTTAGTTAGTATAGTGACAGAAACTAATTTTGCATCCACAGCATTAACTTTAACTGAAAAATCATTTAAACCATCTAAAGAAAAACATCCATTTATTATTGTAGGAGTAAAGGGTGCATTAAAATCAATGCGTGAGTTTGGATTTCAGACATTTGGTGAGTTTTGGGATGAATCGTATGACGAAGAAGAAAATCCAACAACAAGATTACATAAAATAATAGAAGTTTGTAAAGACATAGGAAATTGGGATAGAGAAAAAATACTCGATTTTAAAAGAAAAGTAAAACCAATATTAGAGAATAACTATATGATGGTGCAAAGTAACACTGCTAAAGTTATAGCAGGAAAAATAGAAAATACAATAAGGCAAGGGAAAAACTTACTATGAAAAAAATATTAGTATGTGGTGCAGGTGGATTCATTGGCTCTCACCTAGTAGAAAAATTAAAAGAACAAGGCAACTATGTTATAGGTGTTGATTTACATTACCCATTGTATAGTTCAACTAAAGCTGATGTATTTTATCTAATGGATTTGCGTGAACAAGAAAATGTTCGTAAATTAATTACACGTGATATTGATGAAATTTATCAACTAGCCGCAGACATGGGCGGCGCAGGATATATTTTTACAGGTGAGCATGATGCTGACATTATGCATAACAGTTGTCAAATTAATTTGAATGTATTAGATGCAATGGTTAAAGCTAACGTAAAGAAAGTGTTTTATAGTTCAAGCGCATGTATGTATCCGAGTCATAATCAGGAAGATCCTGATAATCCATTGATGGCAGAAGATAGTGCATACCCGGCTAATCCAGACAGTGAGTACGGCTGGGAAAAACTATTTAGCGAACGTTTGTATATGACATACGCTAAGAATTATGGATTTGATGTACGTATTGCAAGATTTCATAATATTTTCGGACCACATGGTTCATGGGATAACGGTAAAGAAAAAGCTCCGGCAGCGTTATGTCGTAAAGTAGCACTATGCAAAGATGGCGGAGTTGTTGATGTTTGGGGTCCTGGAAATCAAACTCGTAGTTTCTTGTACATTGACGAATGTGTTGAAGGTATTCAACGCATTATGAATAGCAATTATACTAAACCAGTAAACTTGGGTAGTACACGAATGATTAGTATCAATCAACTTGTATTTCTAATCGCAAAGTTGAACCGAAAGAATGTTAGTATTCGTAATATAGACGGCCCGCGCGGCGTAATGGGTCGCAACAGTGACAATAAGTTGATTAAAGAAGTTATCGATTGGGCACCAGACGAAGATTTAGAATCTGGTTTGATTAAAACTTATAAATGGATTGATGAACAGATTCAATTAGGTTTGAAGGATGTAGCATGAAGAAATATATAATAGGATTAGGTTGTAGCTGGACACAAGGTGAGGGTGGATACCCGGAAGAAATATGGAAACAGTACAATGGTAGTCCACAAAGAGCATTGCGTTGCAAAGATGATTATCATATTAGGCACTATGAACATGAAAACAGTTGGGTTAACGTTTTGTGCCGCGACTATTTCAATGATTACACTCCGGTCAACTTAGGTGTTAAGGGTATTGGTAATAGGGCGGCAGTTCATCAGTTACATTTTTGTGATATAATTGATTGGGAGAACAGTGAAGGCATTATTGTTTTAATGTTGAGTGGGTTTGAAAGATTTGATTTCTTTCAACAACATCCTAAACGTAACGAAGGTAATGATAACACATACAGCACTCCGGGTGAGTTTGCACATCATAAGTGGCGCACAGCATGGCCTATACCCAATCAAGGTGGAGAAGAAGCACCTATATATACTGTGTACAGTGATATGTTATGGAGTGAACAATTTGTTGCTTGTGAACAAATGATGGCTCTTTTAGATGTACAAACATTTGCAAAAGCACACGGGTTTAAACTAGTGGTTGCAAATGGTTTTAATCAACGACAAGAAGGTATAAAAACTTATTTGCGAAACAATGCGGGAAGTTTAACTGACAAATTCAATTGGGATTCTTACGTACATCACACTACCGATTATTCCGCATTTGTTGAAAAGTTAGTTCAACTAGATGGACTCATTCCTGCTCGTAATTGGGATAGATTCCATTCATTCTATAGTCAGCGTGATTGGCCTGCTAAATATCTTACAAACTGTGAAGGTGCACATCCTACCCTTGAGGGTTATAAAGTAATAGGAAGTGAACTTGCACAATTTATAAGATTGCGTGGTTATGTCTAAAAAAATAATTAGTTTTGTAAATCCAAATTTTCAGCAAGGCCCTAAAGAATTTAATGCATATTATCTTCCGTACAGCCCTGCTGTCCTATGGTCATACGTAGCACAATTTGAAAACATTACTAAAGAATATGAATTAGGCGAATTTATCTGGCGTAGAGATTTAATTGAAGAAGCAGTAGCTAGACTGAAAGACCATGCAATTGTTGGATTCAGTACATACATTTGGAATCGTAGTTATAATACTGTATTAGCACGTGAATTAAAAAAAGCTAACCCAAACATTCTTATTCTTGCAGGTGGACCAGAGTACCCTATTGAGAAACCACACTTCTTTAAAACATACCCGTTCATTGATATTTGTGCTAAGTTAGAAGGAGAGAAATCATTCAAAAAGATTCTTGAACATTTTTTAACAGATAAAGACTATACATCTATTCCTGGCTTGTTAATTAACAATAACGGAGAGACAATCGATACAGGCGATGCTATACGTATTGATGATTTGGATACAATACCTAGTCCATACTTAACTGATGTATTCAAAAGTCTCATGGAAAAACATCCAGAGATACGTTGGAATGCCACATTAGAAACAAACAGAGGTTGTCCATATGCTTGTACTTTTTGCGACTGGGGTTCACTAACATATAACAAAGTTAAGAAGTTTAACCTTGAACGTGTATATGAAGAACTAGAGTGGATAGGTAAAAATCAATGTGACTTTGTTTCACTAACTGATGCTAACTTTGGTATATTCCCTGAACGTGATAGTTTGATTGCTGATAAACTAATTGCTGTTCAAAAAGAATATAACAATCCCAAAGCATATACAATTGCATGGGCAAAGAATCAAAAACGTGAAGTCGTAGAGATTGTACGCAAGTTGATTTATGAAGGTGGCAGTAAGATGGGTCTTAACTTATCTGTTCAATCTATGGATGATAATGTATTAGAGATTATCAAACGTAAAAACTTAGAGATGCATAAGATTACAGAAGTATTTGAGATGTGTGAAGAATACAACATCCCATTGTATACTGAATTGATTTTAGGATTACCCGGCGAGACATTAGAAACTTGGAAAGATAATTTCTACAAGTTGTATAAAGCAGGCAATCATACAGGCATCACTGTTTATCAAGCACAACTGTTAGAAAACGCTGAGATGAATTTGTTACAGCGTAAGTTGTATAAACTAGAAGGTCAGATTGTTTATGATTATCTAGTTGGTACATATAATGAACACGAATTAAAAGAGGGTATTGAAGTTATTGTTTCAACAAAAGATTTACCATTTGACAAAATGGTTGATGCACAAGTCTTTAGTTGGTTTATGAACACGTTTCACATTAACGGTATTACTAACTATATCAGTCGATTTTTGTTCAAATATTCAAATATAGAATACGAAACATTCTATGGTAAACTATTAGAACACATTGAAAAAGATGATTGGTTTCTAAATGAAACAAAACGTATCAGAGAGCATTATAGTAATTGGAGTAAGTACGGCAGAATAGACCATGAACCTATTCAGGGTATGGAAATTCATGGCTGGAACTTAATTCATAGTACATTGATTAACTTGCATGGTCAAGGTAAACACGAACATGTATTCAATATTATACGTGACTTTACAAAACAATTTAATCTACCAGAAGATATTTTTGAAGAACTAATGAAGTTCCAAAGTACTTTCTTAGTTGACCACAATAAGATACAGCAATATCCTCAAGTATTAGAGTTTAACCATGACATTATGGGTTATATTCAAACTGGCATGGAACTAAACAACACTGTTAAGTATGAATTTGATTTTCCAGAAGATAAAGATATGAGTTTACAACGATTCTGTGAACAGATATTTTTTGCTAGAAGAAGAAATTTTGGTAAGTCATGGGTAACTAAGCATGTCTAAAAGATTCTACACTTCAGTTAATGGTTTTAATTATAACGAAATACTAAAAACTGAAGCTAGTGAGATTGTTCTATTAAGTGAAACTGAATGGGAAATTAATATCCCTGAATATTTTCTAAACGAATTAAAAGTTCCACTAAGAATTGTATTGGGTTCGTTTGAATCTGAATACTATACTGAAAGATACAAAAACATTAATGTAGAATATTGGAATACGCATTGGCTGGGTTGGTCACAACTGCAACTCAAACATGAACAGTGGTTTAAAACATATAAACCTAATATTGAATTTAAATATCCGTTCATTTCATTAAACAATAGAAGTCATATTCATAGATGTGTATTCATTGATGAATTAGCAAAACAAAACCTAGTTGACAGAGGAATTGTTACCTGGATAAAACATCTAAATGAAAATAAAAATTATCCTTATCAATATTTTGACAATCAAATTAGAAAACTTGATGATGATTTTCAAACACAATTAAACAGTTTTATTATACCTCAAGAATTCCATGATTCGTTTTTTCATATAGTTACTGAAGCAACATGCGTAACACCTTTCTTAACTGAGAAAACAGCGATACCTTTGTTACTAAAGAAACCATTTATGATTATAGGTTCGCAGTACTATAATCAAAAACTTGTTGAATTGGGTTTTAAGTTATATGATGAAATAATTGATTATGCATATGACAATATAGTAGACCTACACGAACGAACACGATTGTTTGTAACTAATATACATAAAATTGTAAATTGCAATTCTACAGAAATGTATGAACTATTAAAGCCTAAAATTGAGTTCAATTATAATCGTGCTTTAGAGATTATCAATGATACTAATTTTATTCCTGATATCATAAAAGAACGATGTGTTTCTGGTGCAAATGATTTGATAGTAGATAGTAGATATGAAGTATTGATGAGGGGTATATGATAATTATAGGACAAATTTGGAATTATAATTTCAAATTGCTTCTAACACAATTAGAAGAAAATTTACCACGTGTAAAACATATTATATTTGATTTCTTATTAGAGAGTAGTTATATACCTTCTATAAATCAACAAGAAGCATACTATAAGATGGTTGATTTGGCATATGAAAATAATATACCAGTCACTATACTTACACCATTTGACAGAACAGCAGAACCATTATTAGATTTTTCTCAACCTAAATTTTCACGTATTAAAATGATTCATTGGGAAACATTTTGGTTTAAACGCACCCACGTTGCATGGACATCACCTTATAAAATTAGAGATAACTTAAAAAAGAATCTTGATATTGAAAGATTTGATAGCAGTAGAGAATTAAATGACTTTAAATATCCCTACATTACATTAAACAATATTTCAAAACTACACAGATCACTAGTAATGGATTTACTTGCAAAACACAACTTAATTGACGTTGGTGCAATTGCATGGAGAGATATCAATCATGCATGTGATGAAGTTAGACATACATTCCCTGAGGGTATGACAGATAGTATGTATTTAGGATATCCGTATAAATATTGGAAACCAAAAAGAATGATATTGGATATGGGTATCGATGAGATTTTTAACCAAGAAACGATGCCGACTGAATTTAATCAATCATTTATGCAATTGGTTACTGAATCTGATCCAGATATTACTTTCTTTAGTGAAAAAACTGCTACACCCATACTGTTGAATAAACCATTTTTAGTTGCGTCAAATCAAAATTTTCACAGTAGATTGCGTAGTTTTGGATTTGTTGACTATGATGAGTTATTTGACTATTCATTTGACAGTGAACCAGATATTGCATTAAGGTATGAGGGATTGATTGAAAACATAAAAAGATATGCATCCTTTGATAAACAACAATTGAAAAAGTTACATGATAGTATATTTGACAAGTTATTGTACAACAAACAACAAGCAATGAATATTGTTAATAATATTCCACCTGAAATTGCAGAAATGGTTACTTACTTAAAACATGAAAACGTTCAAGGGTATGATGGCCCACTAAATATATTTCTATGAATATTGATTGGTCAAAATATAAAAGATTTTTTGCATTTGGGTGCAGTTTTACTAGCTATATGTGGCCTACGTGGGCTGATGTTGTTTCTAAAGAAATGCCCAATGCTGAATTCTTTAATTTAGGTGTTAGTGGTTCCGGTAATCTTTTAATTTCATTACGTATTGCAGAAGCAAATACTAGATTTAAATTTACTGATACAGATTTAATTATGGTTATGTTTACAACATATACTAGGGAAGATCGCTACATAGATAATAAATGGGTTACAGCAGGTAATATATTTAACAATGACATTTATCCCAAAGATTGGGTAAAAGAATTTTGTGATGAACGCGGATATTTAATACGTGATGCGGCTTTATTAGAAAACACGACTCGATATTTAGAATCATTACCCGCTGATAGTTATTGTATGCTAAGTGTACCGTTCAGAGAAGGGTCAAATGATTGTGATTCTCCGTATGAAGATGTAATCAGTGACGTATACACTTTGTACTCAGATACTTTTAGTAAATTCCCACTGTCAATGTATGAACTTGAACTTAAAAATATGTGGGAACCTGACTATAATGGGTTCGCTGACGGACATCCTACTACAATGCGTTATTATAACTATTTAGAAAAATTAGGATTATCACTATCTGAAAGTACAAAACAGTTTGCATTAGATGCAACACAAATATTAGTAGAATCAAAAAGCAGAGCCATACTGCCTATAATGTTTCCGGAACAAAATAATAATATTTCAAAAGCATGTAGATTAATGTTTTAAAGGATTGTGATGAAAAAAGTAGCAATGATTGGTGTTGGTAAATTGGGGCAAGATTGTGCAGAAGTAATGTATGATGCTGGCAATGATGTAGTTGGGTATGATGTAGAATATAGAACTCCTACATTTCCTATGAAAGAGACTATAGAAGAAGCAGTAAAAGATAGAGATATTATCTTTATCGCGGCACCAACACCGCACGATCCTATCTATGGTGGCGAAACCCCAACAAGTCATTTACCTAATAAGGATTTTGATTATACAATAGTTAAAAATATTTTAGAAGAAGTTAATAAACACGTTAATAAAAGTCAATTGGTTGTCCTCATCAGTACCGTATTACCCGGAACAGTTCGCTCTTTACTTGAACCTTGTATCACTAACGCAAGATTCATTTATAACCCTTACCTAATTGCCATGGGAACAGTAAAATGGGATATGGTTAATCCCGAAATGGTCATTATTGGTACAGAAGATGGTAGTATTACTGGTGATGCTAGTGAACTAATTGACTTTTATAAAATGTTTATGCAGAATGATCCACGCTATGAAGTTGGAACATGGGATGAAGCAGAGGCTATTAAAATATTTTATAATACATTCATAAGTACTAAACTTGCATTAGTTAATATGATACAGGATGTAGCAGAAACTAATGGTAATATGAATGTTGATATAGTCACACAAGCATTGGCAAAAAGTACAACTCGTATCATGGGACCTGCATACATGAAAGCTGGATTAGGTGATGCAGGTGCATGTCATCCTAGAGATAATATAGCATTAAGATATCTTGCTGAACGATTAGATTTAGGTTATGATTTGTTTGATAGCATTATGACTGCTAGAGAAAAACAAGCCGAACGTATGGCACAAAAGTGTTTACAATATGGTAAAAACATTACAATATTTGGCAAAGCATATAAGCCGGGTGTCCCGTATATAAACGGTAGTGCTAGTATGCTTGTGGGTCACTATATTCAAAAACACGGAGGTACAGTTCATTACTATGATGTAAATACCGGTGATATTGACTTACGTGAAGATTGGACTCATGTTTATTTGATTGGTTATTGGGAAGAATGGGTAGAAAAAATGTCCATACGTAACTCGGGCTGTGTGTTGATTGACCCCTGGAGGAAAGCAACGTACCAACATCATGCTGGTGAAATTGTTTACTACGGAAATACTAGAAAGAAAAAATGAGAATACCACAAGAAATAATGGCACGGCAAATGTTTATTGCTTTTCCAGAACTTGAAAAACATGCTGATCAAATGCATTTTATTGATGCAACTATTAATCAAAGAGAAGTATTTTTAACTAGAGATACGATTAGTATTGTTGAAGAAATAACAGAAGCATATAAACAAGGTCGTTCTAAGTTTGTTTTTTTTATGTTTACTGAAGCAGTATTGGCACATATAATTTTCAAAATACATAGAATAGCTGAAATATTTAGAGGAGCTATTCCTTCTGAAAACTTCATATATCTTTCAGGTGCAATAAATGGAGAAGAAGCATACAAAAACTTAGCACAGGAATATAATTTTCCGTGTAGGATAACAATATTATCTGCATCAATGTTTCATTTTTATCTAAAAGAAACAATAACAAATTACAATATTGATTATTCAGTTGATGTTAATCCAAAACTTAAAAAATTTCTGTGTTTCAATAAAATGGAAAGAGAACAGCGACTACGGTTAATTGAACGCATGTTAGAAAATAAATTTGTAGAATTAGGATACTATTCATTTGAATCAGGGGATAGTGAGAACTTTCCTAAGTTTATAGATTCCTTAGTACAAGAAAAGTTTCCTAATATAAAAAAACATAAGGATATGTTTCCGTTACGCTTAAATATTAATCCAAATAGAACTAACCCTGTTAATGTTATTCCAGATGATATGGAATATTTTAAAAACAGTTATTTTAGCATTGTAAATGAGACAATATTTTATGGAGTATATAGTACTGACGTTAATCCACTATTTCATCAACTTAATGCAGAGTATTCAAGTATATTCATTTCAGAAAAAACATACAAATGTTTGGCAGTAAAGCATCCTTTTGTTATTTTTGGAAGACCAGGCACCATTAAAGGACTACATAAATTAGGTTTCAAAACATTTAGTCCTTACTTTAATGAATCGTATGATGATGTAATAGACGATGATGAAAGATTTGATGCTATCTTTAATGAAATAACCAGATTAATTAATTTAAGTGATGACGAATGGGTAGAGATATTAAAAAATATACAGCCAATTCTTGAACATAATCATTCACTATTTTTTAATAGCACTAGGTTCGGAGTAACTAAAGATGCAGAAAGATTTTTTAAAGACAATAACAAAGAACAATCTTTATTATTTGATAAAGTCATACAAAATTGTGACACATTAGAATTAATGCCCTTAGCTGAAAATCCAGATTGGACATTGCAGAATAAAACATTAAAGAGCGGAATCGAAATACAATTTCCTACTCATTTAGATGGCGGTGGCATTGAAATGGTTGATGATTTAATTAGTGCAATTAAAAAAACAGGAAAACCATTTTATAACAGAGCATGTGAATGGTGTGCTGGATTTGGGGTATTGGGGTTTGAAGTATTAGGATTGGGTTTAGCAAAACATATCGTATTCACTGATTACTATCATGTAGCAATTGATACCTGTTTAGAAAATGCTAGAAAAAATCATCTAATTAATCATGTTTCAGGACATGTATCAGGAACTATTAACGGCATACCTAATATAGAAAAATGGGATTTAGTCGTAAGCAATCCTCCGCATGTACATGATAAAGCATATTTTTTAGAAAATATACCGGGTGGTAAAGAGCAACATGCTAATTTAGATAATACCTGTCGATTAATAGTAGATCAAAATTTTGGAATACATAAAGAATTTTTTAAAAATATAAAAGAAAAGTTAACCACTGACGCAGATGTATATCTAATTGAAGCTGTAGTTCTAGACTGTTTCATAGAATGGGCAGAGCAGGGAGGGTTATACCTACATAGTAGACATCCTGTAAGTTTTTTACCACACGGCGAGATATTGCATTTTAAAGTAAAGTAAAGTAAATTATTGGGTAATATCTTATATTATTAAATACAGTATGGACTTTACACTAAGACACCTAGCTGTTGATAAGCTAGAAGCAAAAGAAAAACCAACTGAGGATATCGCTGACGCTCGCCATCGTAGTATGATGGAAGCTATTGCGCCATATGCAAAAACAACAGTTCAAAAGAATTTAACTCCCATATATGTAGATTACAAAACACGTAATACCAAATTAGTTCTAGTACTATGTCCTGAATGGAGTCCCTACATGCCACCCTTTAGTCTAGCAAGATTAAGTGGTGTTGCTAAGAGTGCAGGGTATGAAACGCACATCATGGATTTAAATGTACGTGCTTATAATGAATACAAAAATGATTGGAGACCTAATCAAAAATTACCATTTAGATTATGGGATCCCAGTTCTAGTTGGCATTGGTTGGGTGATACATATCTTAACGATATTCATCCTGTATTAGAACCTATTCTTAGTAAAGCAGTAGATGATATTGTTGCATTAAATCCAGAAGTAGTTGGATTTAGCATATATTATATTAGTGAAGAACCTAGTAAATGGATGTGCCGTGAATTGAAGCGCAGACTACCTAATGTAAAGATTGCAGTAGGTGGTCCTAACGTACATAAGTCATGGTTTAAAATTGAAGATTACTATGACTATGTTGTTGTGGGTGAAGGTGAAGCTAATCTACTTGTCTTGTTAGATGAAGTAGAAAATAAAATTGGGAATGATGCCCCAAAAATATTAAATCAACCAGAAGAAGAACGCATTAATATCAATGGCTTACCTATGCCAGATTATGAATCTATTGATTTTAGTCAATATGAATTACCCAATGGGGTTAACACTGAAATTAGTAGAGGCTGCACAGCTAAGTGTACTTTTTGTGAAGAAACACATTTTTGGAAATATCGTCAGCGCCAATCAGTTGATTTAATTTCTGAAATCGAATGGTTGTACTATAATAAAGGTACGGATGTTATTTGGTTCATTGATAGTTTAGTGAATGGAAATTTAAAAGAACTACGTGCATTTGTTAAAGGTGTAGCTGCTAAAGGATTAGAGATTAAATGGACCGGCTATGCACGTTGCGATGGTCGCATGGATTTAGAATACTTTAAAGACCTTAAAGCAGGTGGTTGCATTATGTTTAATTATGGCATTGAGTCAGGTAGCCAAAAAGTACTAGATGATATGGCTAAAGGAGTAACTATTGCTGAAATGGAACAAAACTTTCGTGATGGTAAAGAAGTAGGTATATGGGCCGCTACAAACTGGATTGTAGGTTTCCCCACAGAAGATTATCAAGACTACGCTGATAGTATAACGTTATTGTGGCGTATGCGTAATATGAATATTAATAATGCAGGTCTAGGTGTAGGCTATGGATTAGGGCCAGAAACAATTGTAGGACAGAATCCGCATAAATTCAACATTAGTTGGCACAAGTATCAAGGTCATTGGATTACTAATGATTTTAAAATAGGTGGCACACATGTTATGACACGTGTAAAAACATTCCACATGTTTGCTGATTTTTTACAAGGATGTAGTGATGTTCCTATTGGATATCCTGTTAGAGTTAATTTAGCAAAAGAACACTATAAAATAAAATTAAATAACCCAACTTGTATTAAAGAAATCGAATATGAAAAGTTCGATTACAATATAATTAAAGCAAACATTAATCCATTTGCTGATTCACTAGTAAATGAAATGTGGCCATTCTTTAGAATGTTATGGAAAACTCGCGGTGGATATGAAGCTGAAGTTTATTTTAATCCTGAGATTGATTTAAAAGAATTTGGAACTCAGTTTGGCCCGGGAATGTATAACGCTGTTTATAAGTTTAAGATTACTGATGATGGTAAGTGGGAAGCAGATTTTGATATTAAATTTGATCAAATAGATAATCCTTTTGATGATAGATTGCCTCCCCCAGAAGGACGCAAAGGCCCGTTCTATGCACAAGACTATAGCAGATTGCAAAGTAACACAACCAAACGTGCTAGAAAATTAGCAAAGCCTACGTGGAGCACTGAAGAAGGTCGCAGTGGGCAAGATTTTACTGATTTATTAAATGAAGAAAAATTATTAAATGAAACAATAGACTTTACATTCAAACTACATTGGATTGAATCAGGTGACTGGGGCAATTATGCTGATTATGAAATTAAGGTCTCTGATACTAAACGTGATATTATTCCTGAAAAAGAAGTAATGCATGTTCCTGAAGTAACTACTATTGATGTTTCACAAATTAAACGTAGACCGGTATTTCCTATATGACAAATAAAGAAAAAATTATGTTGGTTGCTGGATGCAGCCACACCTCAGGATCAGAGATAAACGGTCTAGAAGATAGTGTATACAATAGACAGAAATCTTATGGCAATCAATTAGCATATATGATGGGTTACACACCTATTAATATAGCAGAACCCGGCTCTACAAACCCTACAATTGCCCGTAGTATATTACAATGGTTTAGTGAAAAATACAATCCTTTTAGTATGGAAGTATATGTAGTAGTAGGGTGGACAGAAAGTACACGTATGGAAGTTCCATTTCATCGTCCGTGTCATTATAATCATCATTGTCCATTTGGTGATTATTATGCAAGTACTAGCACAAACTTTCTACGTGTTAATATGGGATGGACCGGTAGCGATAACGAAGAAAAACAATTGATACCTGACTATCATAGATTTATGGCACAAAATGAAAAATATTTAGAAATTGTTAGTGCCAATGCAATACTACAAATTCAATATTTTTTACAATCAAAGGATGTTGATTATATAATGTGCAATGTCATGCATATGTTTACTGAAAAAGATAAACATACAAAATTCTACACGGATCAAATAGATACATCTAAATACTTCAACATGCTGGATAATGATCAATCTTTTTATCCCAAATATAAAAATTTAGGTTACACTAATCCCAAAGCCAAATATTGGCATCACAATGAAATTCCACACGCATTACATGCAGAAGAATTATACAAATTTATAGAGAGTGAAAATGTTTTTAATCAGATGGTTTAAAAATTTAGTCAGAGAATACAAATATCGTAAGCGTATCAAAGAATTGCGAAAGCGTGATCCGTTCATTTATAAGTAATCTATGGAATATATAGGAATTAGCGCAGGTTTCCATGATGCCGCTATGGCAGTTGTTAATGACCACGGAGACATTTTATTTGCAAGCCACAGTGAACGTTATTGCGGAGATAAACACACTAAACATCTAAACATGTCAATTGTTAAAGATGCATTAACTCATGTAAAAGACAGACAAAACACAGAGATTCATTATTATGAACGTCCGTGGATGAAGTATCTACGTCAACTACGTGCAGGTGAACCTACAAGTATTGCTAATATATCTGCAAAAAATATTATTGGTGAAGGCTTATTATATCAGTTACAAGATGGTCGTGGTGGCAAAGTTTACACACACAATCATCATTTGAGTCATGCGGCTGCTGGTTTTCAAACAAGTCCATTTAATGATGCTACTGTAGTGGTAGTTGATGCTATCGGTGAGTTTGATACTATTACTATTTGGGATGCATGGTACGATAAAGATGGTATAGCCCGTTACAAAAAGATTTATAGTAAAAAGTATCCCAACTCAGTTGGATTATTTTATAGTGCAATGACAGACAAAGTTGGCCTGCGTCCTATGGATGAAGAATACATTCTCATGGGCATGGCAGCGTATGGCAAGCCTAAATATACACAAGAAATGATGGATGAATATATTCACAGTCTCGAAGATTTTGAATTCAAACAGAATCTTCATATAGGTGCAAGTCCTAATTTCTTACCTGATGCCAATGATATGGATATCGCCTGTTCTGCACAACATATTGTAGAATACTTTGTTAAGCAAATCATGAGTAAAGCTAGATTGATAGGTAAGAGTCGTAACTTAGTATACGGAGGTGGTGTAGCACTTAATTGTTTAGCTAATAGATTGTTAGGAGATTATTTTGAGAATATTTGGATTATGCCTAATCCTGGCGACGCCGGCAGTAGTCTCGGGGCTTGCGCTCTTGGCTATGGGAGAAAACTTAACTGGACTAATGCTTATCTCGGTCATAATATACACGGTGATTATCCTGTTAATAGGTTGCTTGATGAATTACTTACTAGCAAGATTGTGGGAGTGGCTTCCGGGAGAGCGGAATTTGGCCCGCGTGCCTTGGGTAACCGTTCGCTCTTGGCGGATCCAAGAGGAAATGAAATCAAGGAAAAAGTAAATGAAATTAAACGCAGACAACAATTTAGACCCTTTGCGCCAGTTATTTTGGAGGAACTGGCTGATATGTACTTTGATATGCCTAACGGCTGGAGTAATAACAGGTATATGCAGTCAGTCGCTCGTTGCAGGGTTCCTGAGTTATTTCCTGCTATCGTTCATCATGATGGTACTAGTCGTGTACAAACTGTTCCAAAAGATGGATCAGGTATAAGAGAATTACTAGAAAAATGGTATGTACTAACCGGCTGCCCTATGCTATTAAACACTAGTCTAAACATTCGTGGGGAACCAATGGTTAATAATAGAGAAGATGCGGATCGATTTGAAAAACTGTATGGCATAAAAGTATTGTCATAAGTAGATACATGCTAAGAGATGTATTTTATTACGGTAAAAAACCTAACGTTCACCCAAAAGAAAAATTCGCAACTTCATTAGAAGATGCAAGAAAGCAATCCACTACAGAACATTTTTGGATAATCAATGAATATTGTGATTATCGAGGCTTTGATTGGGATTTTGATTTTGAATTCTTACCTGATGAAGATGTATGGGCAGAAGAACACATAAATGTTTGGCCAAGTCAACATCAAAAAGATAGCGGCACTTGGCTGTGCAATACAGATAATGATGAACCTCTAATAATCTATCGTGCAGATGTTGATGTAGTTAAACGCAAAAACATTAAATCAGAGTACTGGGTAGAGTTAGATACTGTTGATAGTAATAAGTTTGATTTTAGTTGGCATCCAGACCCAACTGATCCTCCGTATGTTTATAAGTGGGGTAGCAAGTTTGCACCTGTACAACTTAAAACTTGTTTAGAATACCATACACCGGGTGCGACACAAATCAAATACATGGATCAGATTGTTGAATTACTACCAACTGATAACTGGGTAGAAGTTCAACAGATAGATAAAGATAAATTTGACATGTCATGGAGACCTGATCCAATGGATCCTCCTATGATATATGTATGGGGTAATAAATATTTCCCAGCAGAAACATCACCTACATTAGAATATCATGTACCCGGTGGTACTGAACGAAAGTTCATGCCAGAGAAGTTAGTACTACTAACTAACATGAATAACTGGGAACTATTAGAATCAGTAGACAAAAATAGTTTTGACTTTGCATGGATTCCAGATCCAACTAGCCCTCCATATATCTATGTTTGGGGTAATCAATGGAATAAACCAGAAGATAAAATATCTATTCAATATATAGTCGAAGGTGCGACAGAATACAAGTACATGGAAGCACGTGCTACACGTAAACCATCTATGGATAACTGGATAGTACCTAAAAATATTGATGCAACAACATTTGATTTTAGTTGGGAACCTAGTCCTAAAGAACCGCCGTTTATATACCAGTTCGGTACGCAACATCAAAAAACAGGTGGCCCTCAATATGTAGTTGAAGGTGCAACTGACATTAAGTATGTAGAAGAAAACAGAGCAACAGCTACACTTATATCAATGAAACACTGGGAAATTCCAGAAGGGTTAGACATATCTGAGTTTGATTTTACTTGGCACCCTGATGCAACAGAAAAACCCTACATATATGTTTTTGGAACTCAATGGGCGTTGACCGGTGGCCCTAAATATATTTCGCTTGGTGCAACAGAAGTGAAATATGTGGATTCACCTATAGCAAAGGCTGCACCAAATAGACAACACTGGATTATACCTAACGGCATAGCAGTTGAAGAATTTGACTTTAGCTGGCATCCGTATATAGAAGATCAACCTTACATCTATCAATTTGGTACACAGCATCAAAAGACAGGTGGACCTCAATACATCACTCCCGGTTCAGATGAAATGTCACCTATCAAGTATGTTGACACACGTATTCTAAAGGCAAGACATTTAAAGTCTAAAGAAAGTTTTTCTATAGTAGGTGATATCAAAATTAAAGATTTTGATTACTCATGGCATCCTGATAGTACTGAACAGCCATTCATATATGTGTTTGGTAATCAATGGCATCCTGCTGAATTAGAACCTACAATTGAATATAGAGTACCGGGAGCAACCACTAAAAAATATATTAACAATGTTGTAGCAATCGCTGGTGCTGACATGAACCTATGGGATGTTCCTGAAGGGTTTAATAAAGATACGTTTGATTTTAGTTGGAGACCTAATCCAACAAGCCCTCCCTACATTTATCAATTTGGTTCATTGCTTGACAAAGATGATGGGCCTAGATATATAACACCGGAGAACGACGGTGAAGTTGTCTACTTAGAAAGAAAAGAAATTGTAGTTCAACCAACTACAATAGAATTTCCTAAATACTACGTTGAAACAACATTGGAAGATTTGATTAAAAAACATCCAAACGAAATCTTCTGGGCACTAAATCCTGAGTTAGATTATAGTTCTTTTGACTTTGAGTGGAGACCTACGATTGAGCAAGCACAGTATGTACATGCATTTGGTTCTAGTGAAAGTGAAACTACACAAACCTACTTAGTGAATAGTAACATGTGGGAAAAAGGTTTCAGAGAACTTAATTGGGTACAAGATGAACAGCTTGATGAACAAACATTATCAAAACTATTTAAGAAACCTGATATGTTTTTTGTTGATAGAGGTAACAAAGAAGCACAAGAACGTTTTGATAAACTCAAACAACAGTTCCCTACTATACAAAAAACTAGATATCTGAATACTTGGGTTGACACAATCAATCGCTGTATCAATCGTGCAACAACCAACCTATGTTGGATACTAAACAGTGAGTTAGATTATAGTAATTTTAATTTTGACTACTACCCTAACCCTTGGCAAATGAAAATGATACAAGTGTTTGGTACGCAATGGAGTCATTGGGGAACAACCTTCATGGTCAATCGTGACACGTTTGCTAATGATACGAAATATGTTAAAGTCATTGAACACTTAAACAATCTTAACTTTGTAAAAGACCGTAGAGCAATTTCAACAAATGTATTGTATGATAAAATATATATTGACCACGGAAACAAACCTATTCCTGCTGACGCATTAGTGATTCAGTATGAAGAAAGTTATTTAAATACTTTTAAGAAATTGTTAGACAAGTTGCCTGAAAAGAAAGAACACTTTGTTTGGGTTACTAGTTCAATATGCGACTACACTGGATTTGATTTTACTTATATTTGTGATCCATTTGCACGTGAACAACTTCATGTATTTCCTAGCGACAAGCAGAAATTTGGAGATACATTTTTAATAAATGTTAATAAATTACGTGAGTTGATTTCTGAAATGAATGTATTAGAAGATTACAACAAAGTAAATTATAATCAACATCAACGTGCAAAACGTTTACCCAGCCCAATTATTATTACAGAAGGTGATACACATGTCTCTAGTATTGACACTAATTTTGATTTCCCTTATGCTACGTTTGTCACGATTGACAACAAAGACACACAAGTAATCGATTCTGAACCCATGAGTATATGGGATGCAGAGAGTAAAACTATTCAGGTTACTAGTGTAGGTGGAACACGTATTGTTGTGCCTAAGGAAATTAAAAAACATTTCAAGCGTGAATTATACGATTATCCATACATTAGTACAAATAGTAAACTTGCAAAATCTACCCCAATGGATATTGTGTTCTTAAGTAACGGCGAAACAGGTGCAGATGAAAACTATGACCATTTAATAAAAACTACACAAGGCTTACCTAATCGTGTAGTAAGAGTAGATGGTGTTAACGGTCGTGTGCAAGCATATCATGCAGCCGCAGAAGCAAGCAACACTCCCTGGATGTTTACTGTGTTTGCTAAATTAAAAGTTAGTAACAAGTTTGATTGGAACTGGCAACCAGACAGATTACAAATTCCTAAGCATTATGTATTTCACGCTAAGAATCCTGTCAATGGATTAGTATACGGTCATATGGCTATGATTGCTTATAATAAAAAATTAACACTTGCTAATAAAGGTAAAGGGCTTGACTTTACTATGGATGATGAGCATGAGGTTTTAGAAATTAATTCAGGTACTGCAAATTTTAACACAGATGAATGGTCAACTTGGCGTACTAGTTTCCGTGAAGCATTAAAACTACGTGCTAATGAGGATCAAGTCAGTAAAGATAGACTTGATATTTGGTTAACTGTTGGTATGAGTAAGTTCAACGAATATAGTATGGAAGGTGCTCAACATGCAGTTGAATACTATGAAGAAGTAAATGGTGACTTTGATAAGTTAAAACTGTCTTATGACTGGCCTTGGCTACGTGCTTATTTTGATAAAAAATATAAGTAAAAGCTAAAAATATATTCATAGTGTAACACTACTGTAACACACTTTGAAATAAATAAGTCTATATGAAGACTTACCGTTCTATCTTTGTCAGTGATGTGCATCTTGGAACTAAAGACAGCCAAGCAGGAAAACTAAACAACTTTCTGAAACACAACACATGCGATACACTTTATCTTGTGGGTGACATTATAGATGCATGGCGAATACAACAAAACAAATGGCGTTGGAAACAAAGTCATACTAATGTAGTCCGACGTATACTCGGTCATGCCAAGCGTGGTACTAGAGTTGTTTATGTTGCAGGTAATCACGATGAATTCTTAAGGCCTATGATACCATATGGATTCAGTTTTGGTCTAGTAGAGATACACAATCAAATAGAACATATAGGTGCTGACGGCAAACACTATCTAGTAACGCATGGTGACTTGTTTGACGGTATCACTCGATTAGCACCCTGGATAGGTTTCTTAGGTGATAAAGCCTATGACTTTATATTATATCTCAATAGCAAGTTTAATTGGATACGTCATAAAATGGGTTTTGGATATTGGTCATTGAGTAAGTACCTTAAACATAAGGTAAAAAAAGCAGTGGACTTTATATTTCAGTTTGAAAGTAATCTAGCAGACTATTGCAAGAAGCGTGGCTTTGATGGTGTTATATGTGGGCATATACATCACGCAGAGATCAAGGAGATTAACGGTGTAATGTATATGAATGATGGTGACTGGGTTGAGTCATGTACGGCATTAGTAGAACATCATTCAGGTACATGGGAAATTGTAACTTGGACTAAGGAGAAGGATGATGTGGGTATTGATACTAATAGCAGTACACCTGAACGATCCAACAGATCAACCAGGGAGAGTGGAACTACAGTTCGCGGATCAAACAACTTGCGAGCAAGTCCTAAGCACCCTCAAGTGGCAACTGAAATTTAAAAGTTTTAAGGTAATAGGCGAATGCAAAAAACAATTCTGATAGTTACAGACAATTTACCGGAGCAAATTAATGGTGTGGTTACGACATATAAAAATATTGAGGCTTGTGCGCTTTTGGATGGTTATAGCGTTGTTTACATTACTCCCGGGGACTTCCGCCACTTTGATTGTCCTGGCTACAACGAAGTCAAGATTGCCTATCCAAGGCAGATGGGCAAGAAGATTGAGGCGCTCAGTCCGGATTATATCCACATCGCCACAGAGGGTCCTATTGGTCTGTCTGCTAGAAAATATCTTTCAAAACATAATATTCGGTACAATACTGCTTATCATACTAAGTTCCCTGAAGGACTTAGAGCCCTATTTGG